GCAGCCGGAGACAAGCATTTGTTTCCATGGGAAAAGATGAAACGGTGGGCTGGCAGAGCGGCTTAATGCAGCGGTCTTGAAAACCGCCGAAGGTTTGTAGCCTTCCCGGGGTTCGAATCCCTGGCCCACCGCCATTTTTTCTTTTAAAACAGCTAGTTAACACAAACCTTTAAGCTGACTTTCAACAACCAGAATACACCTGTATATCTCCGATAATATACAGTTGTATATTATTCCCCGGTCTTCTTCCGATGCCATGGCACAATTCTGATTGCCTTTTTCGACCGCAAATAAGCCTCTGTTGTGCGCTTGTCGTCGTGTAAAAGGTTCGCCGTTGCATCACCGCCGGCCTCGTCTACATCGGTTGCGTGTTTGGCTCGCAGGTCGTGCTCGGTGAATCGTTCCGACAAGTCTGTTTTATCAAGTGCATCATTCATCACGGCCCGCCACCGGTTCTGAAACGCGCTTTCGCTGAGCGGCTTGCCTGATCGGTCACATACCAGCGTCATACCCTGCTTTGGGTTGCATGCCTTCAGCTCGTTGATCGCTTTTCTGAGAGCGGGAGACCACGGTATAAAGCCTTTCCGGCCGGTCTTCCGGCTCTTGATCGCTATACCGTCTTCCCGCAAAGCATTCAGGGGCAGGGCCAGCAAATCACCCTGGCGCAAGCCGGTCATCAACTTCACATCCACCCAGGCCTTGATAAAAGGGGTGGCCTCCCTCAGAAACTCGTCCAGCTCCCAGTCTTCCACGTACCGATCCCGCGCTTTGATCTTGTGCTTCTCAACGCCCTTGACCGGATTGCGGTCCACGACACCCCACTGCATCGCTTTGCGGAATACGTGAGAGAGCAGGGCGATTTCGTGGTTGGCCTGAGTCTTCGATGATTTGCCACGGATGTCCAAATACTGCTGGCAGTGCATGGTGGTCACCTCTGCCGGGTGCATCTTGTGGAAGACGGCCCGTAGCTGTTTCAGCTCTTTCAGGTTGTCTTTCTGGGTGCGCGGCGCTTTGTCCGGGATGATCTCGGCTTCGTATCGGTTGAGCAACTTGCTCATGCCAGACTCTTCGGAAAGGTTGCCCATCAGTTCGGCGTACCGCTTCAAGGCCTCTTTCTTCTCCGCGCCCAACTTGATCCACGTTTTGCGGCCCGGGACGAACGCCAGTAGGTGCTTTGGCGTCTTGAATCGCCAGGCGCCGTTCTTCCAGTGAACGTAGGTTGGCATGTCCCGGTTCAGGGTTTTCGGTTTCGGGCTCACGACGCATTCCTCAGCGCTTCAAAATTCGGTGTTGCTCCACTGATTGTAGCCTCTTCGCGCCCGCCTAGCTTCTGCTCTACATGGGCGCGAGAAACCACCAACTCCCCGATTCCATTCTCCAGGTAGCGAATACCGGCTGCTTCCAGAACCTGCTTCTGCTGAGTCTTCCGGCATTTGCCGGTGAGAATGGCAACCTCGTCTTTGGTCAAGAACATCATGCCGCCTCCTTAAGCGTTACCCGCTTCAGCAAGTCGTTAAGAGAGATGGGGGCACTAAGCTGGTCTGTCTGGCCGGTCTTGCCATTCAGTTTTGGCTGCAGGAAATGGATGTAGAGGCTTTCCAGAATATCCAGGCCCGACTTTTCGCAGGGGATATAACTCCAGAAGTCAAAATCTTTGCTGGCGAAGTGAGTGGTGACTCGGCTGTAAACGGAAGTTGACTGGCCCACATAAACTACCTCGTCATTCTTCACGAGGAAATATACGCCGGAAACTTTCGTGTCCGTCCCCCGCTTGGCAGCCGTGACTATTTCATTGACCGATCGAATAGACCGACCGGTGAGCGCGCGCGACTGCTCGTCAAAAAGAAGCTGGTGCTTATCGCCGGTGTCACGCTTGTCCTGTATTGCCGCCAGAACCTCCGGGGTGATGCCGTACTCTTCGGCCCAGGCGTCAAGCTCGGATTCCAGCCAAACCGACACATTGCCAAGCTTGATAGGCTGCGGGAAATCACCGGAACCGATTTTGTCATAAATGGCCGTTCTGCGTAATCCGACTTTTTCCATGACAGCCGGTAGTCTCAAAAATTTATCGCTCACTGTTCACCTCCTGAATCTTTGCCCACAGCCCGCTTCATCCATTCCCGCCATGTCGGCATCCTCCGACGCTTCGGGGATGGGGCGAAGCCTTCCGCGCCCATGGCAGGGGCAGGCCGCAACGTTTCCGGGCCCGCGCCCTTTAACGAGCTCATGGGCTCGACAGACTCGGGGAATTTCAGCCTCAGTTTCGGCGGCGCCTCTTGAGACCATGATGCGGTGCTGCCGATAATCCGGCTCCGGCACAGAGGCCGGCGAGACCAGCACGCAACACATTCAATCGCCATGCTCGGCGCTGACTTCTCAGTTGCCCCAGGCATTACCCCAATCAAGCACCCGCAGGCGTCACAGAAAATCATCACATTTGTACTGCTCACTGCTCACCTCCCGGGCACAGCCCGATAACATCACACCAAAGCCAAAGGGATTGCGGCTCCCCGATAGCGGCCAGGCTGTAACTGGCCCAGACTGCCAGGGCCATTGCCCCGGAGACCATTGCCAGTGTTATGGCGGTGTTTTTGGTCATTGGTCACCTCCCGCATTCTCGGCTTCCAGTCATCACATAAACTCCGAGCTGTCATTCAGCATTCTGCACGAGTAGCACAACGGTTTTTGGTCTGGCCATTTTCGTACCGGAACCCGTAATTCTTTAGCAACAAAAATGCCGCAATCCGCACATTCAATCTGCATTATCACGCCAGACATGGTGGCGCTCTGATCCTGAGTTTGGGATGTAGCCTTTTGATGCTTTTGCGACTGGCCTGCCATTTCTGCTTCTCCAGATTGTTTCGTATTTTTCTGCTGTGCACACATTGTCGCCAGCGCTAAATGACTTTATGTATTGGGCTTTTGAGCAGTAAATCCACGGCATGATCACCTCCCGGTTTCTCCAGTTCGTCGGCTTGTTGGCGTAGGCGCTGGGCGTCTTCAATAACGTTTTCGTGCAGGCAGTACGGGCTTGGGCGATCACTGCTCCATAGTCGGTTTTCGTTTGCGAAACGCTCCACCGCTTCGGCTTGCTTTCGGAGCAGCCAGGCTGGATCACACGGTATAACGGGGATGACTCGTAAAAATTCTAAATCATCAACCCGCGCGCGACTTTCTAAAAGCAACTCACTAATTTGGTTGATCAGCATCGCCATTTCTTTTACACGACGGACAGTCAACGTCTCACTGTAGTCAGCTGGCTCAACCTCAACCCCGGCAATGTGAGACGTTACGCGGTGGATTTCCAGCAACTGGTTGTGCTGGGACTCTACACGCGCCCGAAGCTCGTCACGCTCGGATTGGAGTTGATCAACCTGTTTCTGGCTGTAATAGTTGACGTGCTTATAGTCCGATCCAGGGCTGCTACGCTTGGCAATCTTTGCGGATGCCTCATCCTCGAAAATTGCGAGGCACCCGTCCTCTGCGATTTTGATATATTTCGCATCCGCCGCGAATAGCACGTAAACGTCAAGTGGTTTAGTGTTACTCATCACTCACTCCCCGCTTTAAGTCCCGATACTCGCGCATAGCAAAGCGGATCAAGGCGACCAAGCCCCATTTCATTGAGATTACAGCCAGTCCAATGCAGAGCAATATCAACTGGGGCCAGGTAAACAGCGCGATAAAATAGCCGTAGTACATTGCGATTTGATCAATAGTTTCCATAACTCACTCACCTCCTGTTGGTGGGATTGGGCGCTTCAGGCCGGTTGGCATCCATAGCTTGCAAATCGGCCCCGCATCATTTGCGGCCATGTCTTTGATCTCTGACGCAGACATTCTGAACCATTTTCCGCCTATGCCTTTGTTATCAATCCAGCCCCATATCTGTCGGCATACGTCCTCATCATCCTCAGTCGGCAACCGCTCCAAGCACTTAACCCACTGCCCTTGCGCGGGCTGTTGTAGCAGCTCAGCCAGGTACTCACGAACGCCAGTCAAGCCAACTTCATCCCACGTAGCTATGTCGCCATTCTTGTGCCAGCCTGCAACCCCGTCTGATTCATCCATGATCCCAAGCTCGTCTATGGCATCCTGAACTACTGATCTCAACCCGTTTTGCACGGGCTGTTGTGGGGCAACGATCTGGTCCCGATAGAAGCACACCTTCTCGTCCCAGTAATCAATAGCCGCTTGGTCGTGTGCCTGCGCACTTCCAAAGCATCTTGCGGACTCAATCAGACAGTTAACCGCTATATGCACCGGCACAGCCCCGCCATTGGACTTGGCTTCCAGCTCAGCCACCCGTGCCCGAAGCTCGTCACGCTCGGAGTTCAAATCGGCAATCTCGTCATCTTGGCGCTTAATCTCAGCGTAAGCCGGAGGTAGGTCGCTATATTTATCACTCATCACTCACCGCTCCCTCTGTTGGTGGATTTGGCATTGGTCGCCACTGGTCGCGATCAACGTCCATAGGCGGGTTGTAGTCATGCATTTCAAAATCCCAACATGGGCCTTCATCGCCGCACTAAAAAACCGGCATCGTGTGCTGGATAACGCCTTGAGAGAAAAGTTGCACGCGCTGGCCAATCTCTGGCACATCACGGGCACACCTGATCCACTGCCCTTGCGCTGGCCGTTGTTGGGCGGCTGCGAGCATTGCTGATCTGCAAGAATTCCAGCCTTCGACGTAACGCATCATGCCATGCGGAGTCCATTTACCCCTGTGCAACTCCCTATTCCTGCCCGTATCTCTATAATTGATTGCATCCGGCACAGCCCCGCCATCGGGCTGGGGCGTGGTGGTGAGCATGGCGTCTATTGCGGCGTTCCAACCCTTTTGCCAAATCTTGGTTTTGGTGGCATCCCATTTATTGATTTCAATTTTGGCTGGCACCCCGGCGCTCTGTGGCTGCTCGGACAATGCCTTTTCCAGCAGTACACCAACCGAACCAACGACCGAAGCCGGCAAGAAACCGTCAGGGTTTGCGCCTTCACGACAAACGTGCGGCTCTATGATTTCGACAATCTGCTCGTAAACGTCTTCATAGATTCCCAAGTGGTCTTCGAGCTTGAAAATCAGGTCGTGAGCCACGCTATCACCGACGAATTCGGCAATGATCTGCCGTGCTGTTGGCAAAATATCGACTTTCTTGTGCTCGGCGCTCTGTGGCTGGGTGTAGGCTCGCCGGTTCCATGCGTCCAGAGAAACCCAGTCGGAATGGCTGATTGGGCATTCCAGATTTTTGCACTCAACTTGAGGCCAGGTTGGGTCATCTTCTTGAACCCATTCAGGTTTATCGCCACAAAACGGGCAAGGCAACGGCTCACCATTCGCCACCGGCTCTGCACCCTGGGAGCCCGCATCAATCATTTTCGTGGCGCCAGGAATATGATCCGCCGGCCCCATCACCGCATCATCCAGCCGCGTGACACGGCCAAGATCGGTTACCGCCATAATCCCGGCTTCGTTGCGCACCATGCGGATAAACTCGCCGCTCTGGCCCTGCAGGTGTTTGGCTTCGTATTCATCAAATGTCATGCTGCCTTGTCCTCCTGATTAACGCGCTTGAATTCGATCACCCATACCCAGGGGTTGGCATCCCATGAATCGGGGCCGTTGATTAATTCCCAAAGCGCACTGAAGTTGTCTCTAGGACTTGGCTGATCGCCTTCGAATAGGATTCCTTCTGCCATCGAGTCGTCCTCGCTAATATCCTGCAACCGCTCCACCCGAACATCGGTGATCTCCAGCGTGATACGGCTTGCCCAGCGGGGCATGTGGATTGAGGGGCGCCACTTCAAAGCTTCCGGGCTGTCGGGTGCGTTTTCCCAGCCTGCAGGATGTTCAGCGGAATACTTGGGCGTTGCTCGATAATCTACCCAGCGCTCACCATCAAGCTCAGTGTCATCAACCGCACACCAAGTCTCCCGCACCCATAGCCGGTCACCGGGCTTCCCCTGGGGGCATGCTGGCCGAGCGAAATTGCACTGCGTCTCCAGGTGGTCGGAGCCGATGCCGTAGGCGTAACCCTTCCAGCGAAAGCCGCTGCGCTCGCAGAGCGTGGGCTGAGGCTTGATCACCCGTCGCGTTTGAGTCTTCCACCCTTCCAGAATCGCCCTCACCATTTCATCGTTTAACAAAATCGGTCGTTCCGCGCTCATGCTACCGACCTCCATTCCTTCGTTAACCACCGCGTCTGCGGGTTGTTAGGCACCACCAGGGGTGCCGCGATTTGCTCAGGTTTGAGCCACCGGATCTCTTGGCCCTCACGCTCCGCCATTTCGACGCGCTTATTGCCGCCGCCAAGGCCGGCTTTGCGCGGGAATTTTTCTCTAAGCCAATCCTCTTTCTCTTCTCGCTCCGCCGCCTTTTTGATGGTGGTCACATGCACCTGCAGTTCTCGGGCTGCGGCAGCCAGGGGCATGCCCTGAGCTGCGCAAGCGTTGAGGTGGCTGATTCGCTCGTCGTTCAGTTGCCAGCCGTTGCGGTAGGGCTTTGATGCCCGGTGCGGGGTGTTCATTCGCTTTGTGCTCATGCCGCCACCCGAAATTCAATCGTTGCCAGCCAGGCTTGCGCTTGCTGGAAGCTCGCGCCGTAGTGGCTGGCGATTACCTGGATCATGTCGTTTGGCTCCGGCATGGCCGGGCGCTTAGTGTCAGCCTGTTGCGTCGGTTTGGCCTCTGGCTTCGGCTGTTTGGCCGCTTCGGCTTTGGCCTGCTCTGCGGCTTCTGCCTGAGCTTTGGCTTGGGCTTCCTGCTTGGCCTTAAACGCCTCCTGTTCCGCCTTCTGTTCAGCCTCACGGCGGGCTTTTGCTTCTTCTTCCTGGCGGATCTGCTCGCGCTGCGCATCAAGGCGCTTTTGCTCGGCCTCTTTGTGGTCCGCAATGCGGGCCTTCACGATGGCGGCGAAGTCTTCAGACGGCTTCTGGCAAATGCTGGCGAAGTCGTTGAACAGGAATTTGTAGTCGGCCGCGTGTTCGTCCAGCTGCTGAATGTTGCCCCGGATCACAGCGGCCTGCTCGTTGGCCTGAATCTTCGCTTCGGCCATAAGATCATCACAGGCACCTTTCAGGCTGCCGATAGTGCGCTTTCCCTTCATGGCGCCGGCAAAGTCTGGCGCTTGCAATGGCATGTACTGGCCAACGTCCAGGCCGCGAACAAATGTGTCGAAGTCCTGCTTGGCGCTCAGCAAAATCTCTTGCTTCCGCTGCTCCTTCTGCTCCTTCACCGCCTTGTCCAGCTTCAACCGGATCTGGCGGGTTTCCTCCTTGATCGAATCAATGGAGCGCACCACTTCATCCACGGTCTGCATCTGGCCCAGCACGTTTTCCCGAGTTGAATCCAGACGCTTTTCCACGTCCTTGCAGAATTTCACGGCCTTTTCAGCGTCCGCGAAATCGTTGTCTGTTTGCAGGTCCGTGTTGATGTTGGCCAGGGTAGCTCTGGCGCTTTCCTCAAACTCACGAAGGTTGGAGGCGGTGACCATTCCCTGTACCTGAACAGACAGGGCGGGCAGGGCGTCAGGGGCTTTGCCTTCGGCCTTTGGCTGCTCGGGCTCAGGGGCCTGGTATTCGCTCAGGTCTTTGGCGAATTGCTGCCAAGCGGCCAGCAATGGCTTGAAGCGTGATTCGTCGCGCTCGATCCACAGATATTTGAAGTTTTCTTCGGTGCCGTCTGACCCGACGAACAGGATCTTCTCAGCGCCGGACAGGGCGAACTGCTGGTCAAGCTGAAGCATGTAGTGGTCTTCCAGCTCGCCGGCGCCGATCTGTTCAGCCAGGTCTTTGCTGAGCCACTTATGCTCAAAGCCGATTTCGCCCATCATGTCGAGCCCGTCCATGGAGGCCAGGAAGCCGTTTTCTTCGTCGTCCAGGACCACCGGAAAGAACTCGGCACCAGCTACTTGCTCGGCAATCGGACGGGCGGCTGCTTCTGCCCGGTGACCATCGTCAAAAATGCGCTGTTGATGCGCTGATACTTCCGGGACGATGCCGGTAGCCTTCTGCTTTTTTAGGTCGTTGCGGCTCTGGTACTTGCTTTTTCCAGCCATGGCTGGGGCCTCGCTGGCCGTAAATCGCTTGGCCCGAAGGGCGTCCCACTCGGGGGAGCCCTGAACCAGATTTACAATCTTGCCATCTTGAAATTTCATGCCTCAGCTCCATCTTCCAGTGCCAGGATTTGGCCGCGCTGCTCATCGGTCAGTTCGGCTTTACTGCTCACCATGGCTACGATCTGTTCCGGGGTGCGCTTGCCGGCTTCAATGGCGTTTTTCCATGCCGGAAAGTTGGCCTCAAATTGCTCTGCCGGATAATGCTCAAGCTGTGGTCGTGCCGGCGCTGCCGGCTGATTCGGCTCTGACCGCTGCGCAGTGCCCATGTCCTGCTCCGGAATATCCCGTGCTTCCTCGACAGTAATCAGGCCGCCCAGGGCGTCCGCAAACTTGTCACGCAGGGCGTAACCACGAGCCCGCCACATGAGCATCCGCTTTGGGTAGGACTGCCAAGGACCGCTCTTGCCCCAAAGACCGGCTTGCTGCGCGTCAGCCTTGCTGAACGAGACGGTGTGTTTCTTTTCATCGCCTTTGCGCCAGACGGTGCAGTAAGCGGTCATGGCATCCTCGTCAATGTCCTCCTCATGGCCGCCGAATTTCGGGTGGTTTTGAACCAGGGCCAGCAGGGCATCCGCGTAGATCGATGGCTTGCCGTTTATCACCGCAATGTTCTGCAGAGACTGCAACGGGTTCAGGCCGATCTCGCTGCCCATCATCATGGCCACAAGCGTTCCCTGCGGATTGCTAATGTACTGCTTTGGCACCATGCCGCTGTTTGCCAGCATTTCAGCCAGGCGCACTGCCTGATCCATATCGCGCGGCTGAATGTCGAATCCGCCGCCTCCGGTTTTGGTCATTGCGTTATTCATGCTACTTTCCTCTCTGCCTCATAAAATTCATAAACCGCCGCTTCCCAGGTCTTGGCCAGGCCGATCACTTGCTCAACTGCCCGTGGCCACAGCGATTCCAGTATTGCTCGGCCTTCGTGCTGGCCTTTCCCGGAGCCGATCATCATCACCGCCTCGTTAAAGCCGTCCGAATCCAGATCAATCATCGCGTCAACCGCGTTGTCCCGGTCGTAAACCTCTTTCACGATGGCCACGTTCCGGCGATAGCGGATCTCGATATACCGCCCGGCCAACAGTTCCTCGCGCATTTCCGCCTCAATCGACTCTTGCAGTGATTTGATCGCGGCGCTGTCGTCTAATCGCTTCTGGTGTTGTGCTGGTGTCATGCTCATGATTGCGCCTCCAGTTCTGGCATGTTGTGGCCACGCTTTTCGTTGCATGGCTGGCAGGCCAGCGTCATGTTGTTATGGTGATCCAGTCCGCCACGCTTGAGCGGCACGATATGCTCGAGAGTTGCCGTTTCTCTGGTCAGGGGTTTGTTGCACCAGTGGCAGAAAGGGTGGCTTTTCAGGAGGCGGCGCTTTGCTCGCTGAGCCTTTCCGCTGTTGCGGGTGACCTTCTCTGCCTTCACTTTCGGGGCGGAGAAAGCCAGCTTTATGGCAGCTTCCGGGGTGGCGTTTTGAATGCCTTTCTGCGTGGCTTTCACGTAAGCCGTTTTGTTCTTGCTGAACGGATACCAGTTGACGAGCATTGGCCCGCCTCTAAGCTGGTAATGGCCGCCCACCTCGCTGACCTTGACCAACTCCAGCCCAGCTTCCTCGGCAAGCGCTTTGGCCTTCTTGATCCATGCCTTGCTCATGCTGCTACCCCTTCTCCCTTGCAGATATGGCACCGGCTATGGATTGTCGCGCCCATGCCGGACCCCTCGCAGAACTGGCACGCACCGGGCTTCAGGCTTTCCTCGTGGATGCTGTCGGACATGATTTTCAGCTCACTGGCCAGCAATTCGAGGTCATCCACCGAATCAAAAAACAGGTTGACGGTGTTGCCGTCCCGGTCTTTGATCTCGGCGTTGATGTGGGCGTTATCGTATTCGGTGCAGACGATCTCGGTGCCGTGGATGGTGACTTTCATGCTGCCTCTCCCTTGCTCAAAAATGCCTTTAGCCGATTCGCATAGGCCGCCATTCGCTCAAGGCCTACGAAGTCGCTTTCCCGCACCCGCTGGCGCAAATAGGCCGGCACCTCAAACGTTTCGGAGTCACCCGTGGCCGGCTCGCAAAGCGTTGGCTCTGCTCCTCTCCGATTCCCGAAAGGTGCTGGGGCGCGCTGCTTGGCCCGATCTGTTGCGCGCTTGGCGTAGCGCTCGAGCGGGCCAGCGTTTGCGGTTTGGCCGTCTTCCAAGCCAAACATTTTGGCGACCATGGAAAAGGCCGGAACCTTGAAGCCGTCAGTGCTCAGCACTTTGATAAATCCACGACTTAGGCAATACGCCAGAACGCCAGCAGCGCTGTGCTGGTTTGTCTTTTCGCGCAGGTGCTTGCGGTGGCTGTTCACTGTTTCCGTGCTCCGGAACCGCTTTCTCGCGGCGTCTTGAGCGCGCATGTCTAGCAGCCAATCTTCCAGCGTTAGTTCCTCGGCTGGCGACAGAAAGTCCTTCCCGTCGATTTCGAATGTCTTGCCGTTTATCTCGGTGGTAATCATGGCTCTTCCTCCCCTTCTGTTGAGCACAATAGTGCTTAATGGTGAGGCAGTCAAGCATGATTATGCTCTTAAAGAGAAAAAATATTCTCTGATTTTGGCGAGGGTCTAGGGGAGGGGTGGCCCGATTACTCGGGCAGGGTTTCCAGGGCGTCCAGAATTTTTGCGCGGGCAGTTTTTGCTAGTGAATCCACAATGACTTCGGCATTTTCGTCGTTTGCGGCTTTGCTTTTCTGGAGGAACGCAAGGATCGCTTCTGCCTCAAGCAGAGAGTTACGGGCAGAACTGTCGTCGGTGTTCGACATAAATACTCCTTTTACGCTGGAAGGATTAAAACTGTATAAGCGTACAGGAGTTTAGTCAATGGCCATGCAGATTTTGGCTACGCGTCAGATTGCTAGCTGCTCATGTTTTGATAATCGTCAACAATATCAAGTATTCGCTCCTGGGCGTGGTCGGACAGGTTACTGAAGGTGCTCATCACTTTCGCCATTCGATCTATTTTAGTTTTATCGGTCGCAAGGTGCTCGGTCATCATCAAAAACGCTGGCACGCCCAGCCCGCTGGCGATGGACTCCAGTACGCGCAAGCTGCACGATCCGGCACCACCACCTTGTTCAATGTTTGAGATCACCCTTTGAGAAAGGTCAGATTTTTCGGCCAGCTTTCGTTGCGAGAACCCCGCGGCCTTCCTTAGTCGGAGCACGTTGCCCCCAACGATTTCTTCTATTGGTTTTCGCATTCCATAAAGCTCCAAGAAATTTCCTTGAATTGTAATTCTAAGCAGAAAGATTTTTGTGCTTGATGCTGAGCATGATCATGCTCTAAACTGCCCGCATGGACAGCATACTCATTCAGAAAACAGTCGCAGGACTCCAGCAGGTTAAGGGGCAGCTGCGCGTCGTCGCAGAAGAAGCGGGCGTCGATTACTCGTGGCTGAGCAAGTTTAGCCGGGGCGTATTCCCTGATCCTTCTGCGCGTCGCGTTGAGCGGGTTTACAGGGCCCTGGTTGCTCGCGGCTTGGCCGATTCAGTCATTGGCTTTGATCCTGATCCCTCGCTGAAAGATTGCGCGTGAGTACAGATTGCCGCTTTAGGCATTTGCGCGAATCGCCAAAACTTGGGAATCAGCACTGAGCATTCATGCAGCAGGCGCGAGCTGCAGCGCCATCAAAAGCAGTCGGTAAAAACAGCTGGCCAGGCGAAAGCCGAGGTGCCGACATTGCAGCCGGGGATTGGGCCCCGGCGATAGAACGCCAGCAGCGCAGTATCGAAGGTCCTCCTACTACGCCGCCCCGAGGACCGCGCCGACTGACCGCCGAAAGCGGTCCACACCCGGAAGGGCTTTTGAAGAGAGCCTTTCGCGGGTGTGAAAGCACCAACGCAATGACATTGCGAACTTGTCGCCCTGGGCATGGCGAGAAAAGGCCCGACGAACACAAGCAGAAAGGCCCCGGATCATTGGCTTAGGGAGCCTACCGGGGCCTTGGTCCGCAAGAGGAATTATACATGTTTTTCAAGAATGCTCGAATGTTCCGATTCACGCGCCCCGTGGCGATTAAGCCGGAGGACCTGGAAGCAATGCTGGCCGAGGACGCATTCAAGCCGTGCGGCCCGCAAGAAGTCAGCCGCCAGGGCTGGGTTCCGCCACTGGGCAAGCACAGCGACCAGCTGGTTCACGCGGCCAACGGTTGCCTGCTGATCTGCCTGCAGCGTCAGGAAAAGATTCTACCGGGCCCGGTGGTGAAGGAGTTTGTTGAAGAGCGTTGCGAAGCTATTGAGGTAGAGCAGGGCCGGAAGGTTCGACGGAAAGAGAAAGACGAGATCCGCGAGCAGGTGCTTCTTGAAACGCTCCCTCACGCCTTCCCGCGCAACAAGCGCACCTTCGCCTACCTCAACCCGGCAGAGGGCTACATGGTGGTAGATGCCGCTACGGCAAAAGCTGCCGAAGACCTAGCCAGCACTCTGCGCAAGTCGCTGGGCTCTCTGCCTGTTCGACCTATCGCCATGGAGCAGTCACCAGCGTTCACGTTCACCGGCTGGCTGAGCGAGTCCATTGAGCCCCCTGTAACCATCGTATTTGGCACCGATTGCTGGCTGGAAGATCCGTCTGAAGACGGCGGCAAGGTAACCGCCCGGGGCGTAGACCTCAAAAGCGAAGAAGTCCGCAACCACCTGGAAGCCAGCATGCAGGTTACCCGCCTGGCCATGACCTGGGATGACAACGTGTCGTTCATGTTGGACGAGGATCTGGGAATTACCCGCCTGAAGTTCGGCGAGACACTGCACGAGCAGCTGGACGATATCGACGCCGATGACGCCGCGGCGAAGTTTGATGCCGCGTTCAGTCTGATGACGCTTGAGTTTTCCCGAATGATTCCAGAGCTGCTGGAAGCGCTGGGCGGTGAGGATCGTTCGGCGATTGTTGAGGACGAACCCATGAGCCGGAGAGCTCAGGCTCCATCACCCGAGCTTGTGGACAAAATCAAAGCCCCGCACAAAGAGCAAGACCCGCTATATCCGGAGGCGTCACAGCTTGCGATTGAGTCTCAGAGGGCTTCGATAAGCACGATTCAGCGCAAGTTGCGAGTTGGCTACAACCGCGCCTGCCATCTGATGGAGGCGCTTGAGGATGCCAGCGTGGTGAGTCGCGCGAATCACAGCGGCATGAGAGAAGTGCTGATTCAAATAGAAGCCGGAGTTTAGGCCAGAAACGAAAAAACCCCGATCAATGCCTGGCAGGGCTACGGGGTTATTCGTCAAAACGATAAGGAGATATTAGCAATGACCGACTTACACCGCAAGGCCAGAGTTTTCTGGCTTTCAGTACGCATCAGATACCACCGGATCGTCATGGACGCTGAGCAGGGCATCACCAGCCAATGGAAACATCACGCCCGCACACACACTATTCTGTGCCGCCTGCGCTCAGATCTGCTGTCACCGTCTGAGCGCCGCGACGTTGAGCGCCGGGAGGCTTTGGTTTAATGGCTGCCTTACCGTACATGCAGTTCTACGTGGCCGACTACCTGGCCGACACCATGCACCTGACCAGCGAAGAGCACGGCGCCTACCTGTTGCTGATGTTCAACTACTGGCAGACCGGAAAGCCGATCCCGAAAAAACGCCTTCAGAAAATCGCACGAGTGCCTAACGACCGCTGGACGGACGTTGAAGATACGTTGAGCGAGTTTTTTACGGACAACGGTGAAGAGTGGGTGCACGACCGCATTGAAGCTGACCTGGCTGCGACTCGGGAGGCTCAGCAACAGAGAGCGGCGGCTGGAAAGGCTTCTGCTGAGGCAAGAAAGGCTGCAAAACGTGAAGCGTTGAAGCGTGAATCCAACGACCGTTCAACGCCCGCTGAGCATCCGTCCAACGAAAACCCAACGAATAAAGAACAGAACAGAACAGATAAGAGCAGAGTTAATAACAATGGCTCGGCTGAAGCCGAACCGGTGCGCGATGAATCCGCTCCCAAGAAATTCACTGACGAGGACTTCGAGAAGTTCTGGACCTTTTGTCGTGAGAACTGGTTTGGCCGTGTTGGCCACAAGTCCGAAGCCAGGAAGGAGTTCTTCAGGCTCAAACCCGGCAAAGATGATCTGCGGGAAATTCTGAAGCTCACCCGCCAGGAGTGCGAGCAGCGCCGTCGCACCGAAGCAGCCGAAGGCTTCTGCGAAAACATGAAGCACGTTTGCCGCTGGCTGAAGGTTCGTGGCTGGGACGATGTTCGTGAACGCATCGAGGCAGGCCCCTCGTTAGCTCTGGTGGCCAACTCCGACCCCACCAAGGTGAACCGCCCATACCGTCAGGCAATGCCTGTTCCTGACCGTCCTGCGCGCTCAGAGAAAAAACCGACTGGCACCGGAGGTGACGCATGAGCGCACAAACCGAACAGTCGGTGCTGTATGCGGTTTTAACCGACAACGGCAAACTCAAGGAATGCGACCTGGAGCCGCACGAATTTGAGAGCTGGCACCACCAAGAAATTTACGGCTGCGCCCGTGAGCTGATGAACGCGGGCAAAGTGGCGGACCTGCTTACGGTCAGTGATGAGCTGAACAAGCGGTTGGCCGATACCACGATCACCGATTACCTGGCCGAAGTGGTGAGCAAAGCCTACTTGGGCGGGGCGTTCGATCAGTATCAAGAGATCATCCACGCCGCCTACCGCAAGCGCCAGGCCAGCAGCATTGCCGAAAACCTGCGCCACGACCTGGAGCATGGCAGTGACAGCGATCCCGTGGACAAAGCCATTCAGGAGTTGATGAGTCTCAACCAGCTGGGCAAGTGCCACGACCACGACATGGTGAGCGTAATGCGGGCCGGTGTCCGAATGATTGACGAGGCCAGGGAAACGGACGGCCTGACCGGAATTTCCAGCGGTCTTTCAGATCTGGACGGCAGTCTTGGAGGGTTTCACGAAACCGATCTGGTGGTAATTGGTGCCCGCCCGGCCATGGGCAAAACGGCTTTCATGCTGAATATCGCCCTTGGCGCTAACGAGCCGGTGGGCATCATTTCAGCGGAGCAGGGCCACGAGCAAATGGGTCTTCGCCTGATCTCTATTGAGGGCAAGCTGGACAGCCAAAAGATCCGCACCGGCGGATTCTACGACGACGAGTGGGACGATCTGGGCAAAGCGGTACGTCGCCTGTCTGACAAGCCCATCCGCGTAAACGATGAGCCGGGCATGAAGATTACCAGCCTGATTCGCCAGGCTCGGGACTGGAAATACCGCTACAACATCAAAGCCCTGTACGTGGACTACCTGCAGCGGATCGCTGGCACTGACCGCCGCGCCAAGCCGATTGAGCGTGTAGCTGAGGTGGCTCGCTCCCTGAAAAACCTGGCGCGTGAGCTGGAGATTCCGGTAATTGCACTGGCTCAGGTAAATCGGGAGTGCGAGAAGCGCCCGAACAAGCGCCCCATGACCTCCGACCTTGCCGACGCTTCCGAGATCGAGAAGGAAGCCGACGAAATCCTGTTCCTGTACCGGGACGAGGTTTACAACCCGGACACTCCGGACAAAGGGATTGCCGAAATCGACATTTCCAAGAATAGGCATGGCCCGACTGGAATGGTCCGGACGGTTTTCACCGGAAAGTTTATGAGATTCGAGCAGCTGGCCCCGGCGGCCTATCAGCAAGCAAACGGAGGCGCAGCATGAGCCGCTTACCACGCAAAGACTCAATCGCCGGCCAGGTGTTGCGCCTGATGCTGGACGGCAAGGCCCGAAGCAAATTGGATATCACTGACCAGCTGAACCTTCACCCAGCCAAAGAGGTGACCGCCCGACTGCGCGATTACCGCAAGGACGCGCCAGACGGTTACGCCCTGGACATTGCCCAGTGGTCCGAGAAGCGAGCTGGCCAGCAGGTTTACGTGTACCAGATCCGCAACCCGCACCAGTGGATGCTGGACGCCCTGCGTGATGAGCAGGAACGGATGCGCGGGGTGGCAGCATGACCTACCAGCCCCAAGACCTGAACCACAACCACAACCCGGACCCGAATCACCGGTACGGCTGCCGCAACAGCGACCGACCCAGGAGCGAAACCAGGCCCCACTTGGTCCAGGACGGCTGGTATCCGGACGGCACCCGCCGAATGGCGAGCCACAAAACCGAGTGGCTGCCCATGGCGTGCGGCCACACCTGGAACTACAGCGATCCGGCCTGTGAGGGCTGTGAGTGGAGGGATGCATGACTGAGTTTTTTAATCGTCGAATCCTGAGAGAGCTGCGAAGTGAGCCCCTGACCAGCACCGATCTGGCTGACCGGCTGAACGCCAAGGAAAACGACTGCCGCCACGCCCTGTACGACCTGGCTGATATGGGCAAGGTTGCCAAAAGCCTGTTCGGCGAGCGGTGGGAGACGACTAGCGGCGGTTATTGTCCGGACCCAAGTCCACAGGGGGCGGCGTAATGACAGAGCTAACCCGAAAAATAGAATCAGCCGGCCAGATCCCTGGCTTTCTGAGCTGGGCGGGACAAACGATTGCAAAAGCCCTGGCGGGCGGGGCGGTCCTGATCACCTTCGGCAGAGAGAGCAAGAGCCGGGAGCAAGAGCGCAAGTACCACGTGATGATGGAGGATATTCGCCGCCAGTGCTTCCGTGGCTACTCACGCGAGGCGTTCAAGGCGGCCCTGGTCAATCAGTTTGCGCTGGAGAAAAAGCGCCAGGACGACCCGCTCCGGAACCCCGGTGAACAGGCTTGGGACTGGGTGAATCAGGTGCGCGTCTACGTGCGCCCGTCCACCAAAGGCTTCCTGAAACATGAGGCGGCGGATTTCATTGAGTTTCTGTACGCCACAGGCAGCGAGTACAGCATTCAGTGGAGCGATCAATCTCTGGCCATTTACGACGAAATGAGGGAGGCAAAAGCCGCATGAACCGAGCTGAATTCAAGCGCCAGATGAAAGCCACCACCCACACCCAGCACCGTGGCAGCGGTCAGACCCGGAAGCGGGATAAGCGCAAGCACAGCGCGGAGATTGAATTGCTGGTCAGGGATTTTGTGGACAATGGCGGCGAAGTGAAGAAATTGCCGAGCGAGCAGTGCCGGCCGTACCGGAGCCCGGCGTTCAACCCTGGCGATATTGGCGCGGGGACGGACGAATGAAGCGCACACCAATCAAGCGGAAAACGCCACTGAAGGCGAAAGCACCCATGAAGAAAGCGAGCAAGCCGAAGATGACGCCGATTCGGCAAAGCGCCAAGGGCCAGCCGTGTCAGGTCGGAGTGCCAGGAGTATGCAACGGCAATCCCGAGACAACCGTTCTAGCTCACCGAAATGGCGCCGGCATGAGCTGCAAGGCCAGCGATGAAGACGCGGCTTACGCCTGCAGCGACTGCCATGAATGGCTTGACGGCGGCTATGTCAGGCATGGCGTTACCAGGCCTGAGCGCGATGAATTGCACAGCGAGGCCATTGCCAGAACCCGGTTAATCCTGATCACCAAAGGGCGCTTAGAGGTGGCTGCGTGATCTACCCAATAGACCCCATGCCGAAACCCAGAATGACGCGGGCTGATAAGTGGAAGCAGCGCCCGGCGGTGATGAAGTACCGGGCCTACAAGGATGAGATCCGCCTGCGCGGGGTGTCTGTTCCAGAGGCCAGCGCCCATATCACGTTCGTTATCCCCATGCCGGCCAGTTGGAGCAAGAAAAAGCGCCAGAGCATGAACGGCATGCCGCACCGGCAACGCCCGGATATAGACAACCTGCACAAAGGCCTGCTTGACGCCCTGTTCACTGAGGACTGCCAGGTTTGGGACCACTGGATCACCAAGGTATGGGGCGAGCAGGGCGCCATCATTATCGAGCCAATTAGAAAGAGGGCAGCTGCATGAGCAACGAAATGAGCAGAATTGACCTGGTGTCTCTCAACGGCGCAACAGGCGACCACTACCCAGAGGCCGGCCAAAAGCACGACAGCGCCAAGCCCACCATGTCCGATCTGCACCCCAAGTATTACAAGGACGTGAGCAACCTGAAGTCCGTGGATGTGTACCGGGTGCATCGCCTGTTCGACGTAACCGACAACGAAATCCACCACGCGAGCAAGAAGCTGTTGCTTTGCGGGATGCGCACCGGAGGCAAGCCGGCCCGGAAAGAAGTGGAGGAAGCCCGGGACACGCTGAGCCGCTGGCTCGAAATTCAGGACGAGGACGAGCGGGAATGATCCAGCTGGATGCCATCGTAAACGGCCGGCGATCCACCATGCTCACCGGCGAAACCATCGAAGAGGCAGAGCGCAGTTGCCGGGATCGGTTCGGTTCTAGGTTTGAGGGCTTCGCACCCATACCGGCAGCCACCAAAGCAAAAAGCGTATGGGGCGAGTATCGAGCCAAGCGAATGAGCAGAGAGCAGCTGGAATCTTGGCTGGCAGAACAGGACGACGAGAGCGAAATCAGGGCAGAGTTAAACCGAATCAGGAGAGCGTAGCGCATGGCGAACCAGAAGCGAACCGAGGCAGGCAGAATTGCAAGGCAGCAATCGGAGCAGGTGGTGGATCTGTTTCTGGATGTGCTGTTATCCCGAGATCAGGATGCCGGCTGGGAAGGGTGCGGACTGATAGGCAAGCTGGTGGATTTTCGGGGTGATCTGCCGCAGTCTTCCGGGTTCAGTGGCTTCAGCAAGGTGTATGAGCAGTCGAAGTGGTTGCGCAGCTGGACGGACGCCCACAAGGCCGCGTGCGTGGTGATGGAATCGCTCAACGAGCGCCAGGCCGCTGCCGTGTGTTATGACCGGGCGTATCGTGGCCGCACCAAAGTGGCAACTGACCCATTCCGCCCGAATGACCGCGTTGAAATAGCCTGGGATGACCGGGCCTGTGCTCAGCAGATGGATTGCAGCATTCCCGCGTTCCGGCAGCTGGTGCTTCGGGGATACCGGGCGCTTGAGGTGCAATTATCTGAGGCAATGGCTGCGTAATGCGATCAAGGCTTTGACAAATCGTTATTACAGAGTACACTTTCAGATATAAGCGATAACTCGCTAAGAAAACCGCCCTCCGCCCGGAGTTGGCGGTTTTTTTGTGCGCGAAAACACGGCCCTGGCCACTGCTCTGCACGCCGGGGTTTTCTATTTCTGGAGGCCTCATGAAGCACTTTGACGAATCCGAGTTCTATTGTCAGTGCGGACAATGCGGCCTCGGTTACGACGACATGCAGCCGGATCAGCTGGAAATGCTGGACGATGCCCGCGAAAGGGCCGGCATCCCGTTTACCGTCACCTCATCCATTCGCTGCGAAGACCGCAATCGGGACGAAGGCGGCGCAAGTGACAGCGCTCACCTGACCGGTTATGCGGTGGATATCAGGGTTCACGGCTCCAGAGAGCGATTCCTGATCATCAAGGCAGCGCTGGAAGCCGGATTCACGCGCATCGGTGTGGCCAATACCTTTATTCACCTGGACTCCAGCCCAGAGCATGACCAGCGAGTGACCTGGACTTACTGATGAGTGATACCGAAACGATCCTGAAAGCCCTGCACGATCACCGGGAAGAAACCCGGCAAGACATGCACGAGCTGCGCGGTGCCGTGGTCAAAATCGCGGATGCAGCGGCAGACATGGGAAAGACCATGGCGCGGTCAGAGGAGCGGCACAGCAACAACGAAGAAGCCGTTAAGCGCATAGGCCGAAGCCTGGACGATCACGAGGTCAGAATCAGGGATCTGGAAGCAAGCCAGCCGCTATTGTCGAATTGCCGGAAGCACGCGCAAGAGATCGAAGACATCAAGGCCCAGCTTCTGACCGGGCGAAGCTCAGTAAGTGGAGGCTGGAAAGTCCTCACCGTTCTGGGTGCCATGGCTTTGGGCGTGGCTGCCTTTGGCTCGCTGCTCATCAAGGTGGTTAAGTGATCCGCTGGCTCTACGAACACTACGTCATTACCGCTGCCATTGCGCTGTATTACATGACCCTGGCCGGGTATGGCACCTATCAGGTGTTCAGCCAGATCGTTCAAGTCACCGGCCCGGGTGTCACCGCCTACGGAACGCTCATGGCGCTGCCGCCCGCAGCCGTTGGCCTGATCCGCTGGCGCCTCAAGGCAGATAACCAATGACGTTCAAGGTCAAAGCGCTGATTGCTCTCGCGGTAGCCGGTGCGCTGATTGTGTCCGGGTGGTCTGCCCGGGGCTGGCTCGAAGACTCAAAAGATCTTGCCGCCATGAAGGCGCAACAGACACTGGCCGACAAGATCCGCGAAGGTCAGGCCGAAGTCTCCCGCCAGGTGGCCGACCACCTCAGAAAGCTGGAAGGCACCGAGCGAGTAATAGACAGGGGGATCATCCGTGAAGTCAGTAAGCCGATTTATCAGCGTGTGTGCTTGCCTGATCGCGCTATCCGCCTGCTCAACGCAGCCGCCCAAAATCAGGCCCCCGGAGAATCTGATGGTGAAGTGTCCGGAGAGCCTGCCGCTTCTGACTGACGGCACCGGGCAGGACGTAACGATCACCATGCGGGAGTGGGCCAGCCAGTATCACCGCTGCGCCATCCCCCATAACGGTCTGGTGGATGCCCTGGAGCAACGCCAGGACCAATAACGAGTTCGGCCCCGTCGAGAGACGCCGCCATAGGCCCTGTCGTGAGACACCGCCACCATCGCCGGCACGTCGTGAGACGCCCGGCCTTTTTATTTCATTCAGCCGCCCGAGAGGGGCCGCTACCCATGGCACGAAAACTCACCGACAAACAGCAGCGATTCGTTGACGAGTACCTGGTTGACCTAAATGCCACTCAATCTGCGATCAGGGCAGGGTACAGCGAGAAGACGGCAGAGCAGCAGGCTTATCAGCTCCTTCAGAAATCTTCAGTGCAGGAAGCAATCGCTGCCGGCAAAAAAAGTCGCTCCGAGAAAACTGCCATTGACGCCACGTATGTACTGAATCGGTTGATTGAAATCGACCAGATGGACGCCCTCGATATCCTCGATGACGATGGCAACATGCTGCCGGTTCGTGAATGGCCGAAGGTGTGGCGCACCACGCTCTCGGGCATGGATATCAACCGCCTGAAAGCCATTGGCGACGAAGACAACAAGATCGAATCTGTACTGCAAAAGATCAAGTGGCCGGACAAGGTAAAGAATCTGGAGTTGATCGGTAAGCATGTTGATGTTCAGGCATGGAAAGAGCAGCGCGAATTGTCCGGCTCCCTGGCGATTAACCATGAAGATGCGTTGGAGCAACTGGAATGACCGGCAATAACCTTGAGCAGCACGCAGCCGATTTGCAAAAAGAAGTCCGAAAACTGGTGCTCCTGGATAAGTTCATTATTGATGATTTGAAGGCTCAAGCGAACAAGGGCGGATCTGAGTCGTCTGCGTTTGCGAGGCGCCTGCTTGAGCGCATAAAGGAATTCGACGTCGATGACGCCGAATGAAATAGCAATCAGGCGAAAACTGCGCGACGACTTTGAGCACTATGCCCCGCGTTGCCTGAAGATTCGCACCAAGAAGGGTCGGGTTGAGCCGTTCGCACTGAACAAGGCTCAGAAGCATATTCATGCCTGCCTAACAGAGCAGAAACGCTTAACCGGAAAGGTGAGGGCGCTCATCCTAAAGGGGCGCCAGCAGGGCGCTTCAACGTACTCTGAAGGTCGCTTTTATTGGCTAGTGAGCCACCGCAAGGGTGTTCGGGCATTCATTCTGACCCATGAGGCAGAGTCAACGTCCGCCCTGTTTGAAATGGCTGAGCGGTATCACGATCACTGCCCGCAACTGGTCAAGCCTCAGACCGGCGCCAGCAACGCCAGGGAGCTGTATTTTGACCGGCTGGATTCGGGCTACAAGGTAGGCACGGCAGGCAACAAGAGCGTTGGCCGGGGCACCACCATTCAATATTTCCACGGTTCCGAGGTAGCGTTTTGGCCTCATGCAGCGGAACACGCCAAGGGCATTCTCCAGGCGGTACCGGATGCGCCAGACACCGAAGTGATCCTGGAGTCCACCGCCAACGGCATCGGCAACTACTACCATCAGCAATGGCAGGCCGCAGAAGCCGGAGAAAGTGAATTCATCGCGATATTTGTGCCCTGGTACTGGCAACCGGAGTACCGAAAGCCGCTGCCAGATGGCTTCAGCAAGACCGCCGAAGAAGCGGAGTTGGCCGACATTTACCGGCTGGATGACGAACAGATCATGTTTCGCCGGTTTAAGATTGCTGAGCTGGCCGCAGATGGCGTGGACGGCAAGAGCGCCTTTAAGCAGGAATACCCGATGACGGCCCAAGAGGCCTTTCAGGTGACCGGCGGTGACACGCTGATCCAGCCTGAGCCAGTCATGCGGGCGCGCAAGTACAAGTGCCTGGGCTCTGGGCCGCTGAAGATTGGCGTGGATCCGGCCCGATTCGGCGACGACAGCACTGCCATTATCCGCCGTCGCAACCGGGCTGCGTACAAACAGGAGCGACACAAGAAGAAGGGCACGATGGAGGTGGCCGGAATCGTTCACTCCATCATCAAGGACGAGAGGCCCGATCAGGTTGCAATTGACGTTGGCGGCATTGGTGCCGGGGTGTATGACCGGCTGATAGAGCTGGGCCACGAGAACGTGGTGATTGCCGTCAACTTCGGTTCGGCGTCACTGGACCCTGAGCGGTTCCGCAACAAGCGCGCTGAAATGTGGTGGAGCGTGAGGGATTGGATTCACGGTGATATGCCGGTGATGATCCCAGACGATGACGGCCTGCATGCGGATCTGTGCGGACCTCAGTACAAGTACGACAGCAACCAGCGGCGAATTCTTGAGAGCAAGGAGAACATGCGCAAGCGCGGCCTTAGATCGCCGGACACCGCAGACGCGCTGGCGCTGACCTTTGCCGAGGACGTGAGGCCGCCGGACGACCCGGTAATTACAGCGACCGCCGTTGGTGATCCGACCGTTGGTTACTAAGCCAAAATCATTTTCATGCACAGCCGTGAGGCTCTGATGACCCCAGATCAAGACGATGAACAGCAAATGGCCGCCGAGCGCCTGCAGATCTTCGGTGCGCGATTGTCACGCCTCGCCTATGAGCAGGTGCAGGCTCGTAGCCAGATCGACACCCGCTGGCTGAACGACTATCGCCAGTACCACGGCGAGTATGACCCCGATATAAAAGAGCGCATTCGCCAGGCCGAAGGCTCTGATTTGTACGTCAACATCACGCGAAACAAGACGAACGCCGCCGAAGCCCGACTTCAGGACATGTTGTTCCCGACCGATGACCGGAACTGGGGCATTCAGCCCACGCCGGTCCCGGAGCTTGAGAACGCAAAGCCTGGCCAGATGGTGCAGGGTGCCAACGGGGAGTCTGTTGACGCCGGAGAAGTGGCCGAAGGTCTTATGCGTGAGGCCCGCGAGAAAGCGGAGCTGATGCAGTCCGAGATTGACGACCAACTCAAAGAGAGTCGGTACCAGGTCAAGGCACGGGACGTTATCCACGATGCAGCCGTGGCCGGGACCGGAGTTATCAAGGGCCCGGTAATCGTTGGTCGCAGCCGTAAGCGCTGGGATACGCTTGAAGACGGCACCTCGGTGTTAACCGTTAAAGAGGCCCTGGAGCCGAGCGCTGAGCGCGTGGACCATTGGGACTTCTTCCCGGATATGTCGGCCCGACACATTGACGAAGCGGAGTTCATCTTCGAGCGCCACCTCTGGACCAAGCGCCAGTTGCGGGAGTTTGCCGGGCTGCCTGGGGCGCTGATGGAGCAGGTTCGCGCCGTGGTCCGGGGCGGCAAAGAAGCAGGCAATATTGCCAAAGATTACACCAACGATATTCGCGCCATTACCGGCGTGGATTCGGTCACCAGCGATACCAAGTACGAGGTGTGGGAATACCATGGCCCGATCAGCAAATCAGAGCTACTGGACGCTCTGGACGAGTCCGGCGACCCCATGGACGAAGAAGAGGCCGACGAGCTGGACGACGAAGTAGAGGCGGTTGTGTTCTTCTCCGGAAACTCGGTTCTGAAAGTGGTTCCGAACCCAATGGACACCGGGGAGCGGCCATATTCCGTGTTCTGCTGGGAGAAGGACGAAAGCTCGATCTTCGGCTTTGGCATTCCGTACCTCATGCGCAACCCGCAGAAGGTGATCAATGCCTCATGGCGAATGATGATGGACAATGCCGGCGCTACAGTCAGCGACATCATTGTGGCGAACCGGGAGATCATTTCACCGGCAGACGGAAACTGGACCAGCCAGCCCGGCAAGAAAAAGCTCTACTTCCTGAAAGACAAAACCCGCAGCGTCAACGAAGCGTTTGCCAACTTCACGATCCCGAACCACCAGGTAGAGCTGGCCAACATCTTCAACATGGCCCGGCAACTGGCCGATGAGGAAACGAACCTGCCGCTGATTGCTCAGGGCGAGCAGTCGAGCCATGTCACGAAAACAAGCTCTGGCATGGCCATGCTGATGAACAGCGCCAACATTGTGCTGCGCCGTGCGGTGAAAAACTGGGATGACGACATGACACGCCCCACGATTACCCGCTTCTATGATTGGAACATGCAGTACAGCCAGAAGGCGGAAATCAAGGGCGATTACACCGTGGATGCCCGCGGCTCTGGCGCATTGTTGGTCCGGGAAAAGCAGCAGGAAAACTTGATGGTGTACGCCAACCTGTCTGCCAGCAACCCGGAGCTGGCCATGCGCCGGGATTGGGCTGGTCTGGATAAGGAGCTTGCCAAAGCACTGGAAGTGCCGCATCACAGCATCACGCTGTCTGACTCTGAAATAGATCAGAAGCGCAAAGAGGCGGGCGAGCAAGCCAGCCCTGAAATGCAAATGAAGATGGCCGAGATCCAGTTGAAGCAGCAGGAAGCAAAAAGGGAGGCAGAGAAAGACCAGGCCAACTTCCAGCTTAAACAGCAACAGCAGCAGTGGGAGCAGCAATACAAGGCCGCCCAGTTGCAATCTGAGCAAGAAAAGGTAATGGCCGAACTCGCGCTGAGGCAGAACCTGACCATGACTGAACTGGAAACCAAGCTCCAGCTGGAAAGTCGGAGGCGGGAAGCTGAGATGCAGAAGACCGCAGCGCAACTGAGCAATCAGCGCGACTTCAAAGCAGCAGAGTTGACGCAACAGCAGAACGAGCGCCTGGCTCGAGAGCGCAACCGCCAGATGGGCTATGACAGCTGGGGCTGATATGAGCTACAAGATTGACCGAAATTCTGATACCTGGATGGCAATAGAGGCATGGGCGAACGCCCAACGCCGCGAGGCCATCGACTCCCTGATTGCCGATCATCATTCGGAGCAGCAACGCGGAAAAATTGAGTTTGCCGACAGCCTACTAAAGCTGAAAGAAGGCCACGATGAGCCCGTGATTGTCTCGGACTCTTACACCTGACCGACCACCCACCCAATAGCCGCCTGTGAAGGCCGCTGGAGGAAGCATGAGCACCAACCCTGAAGACCAAGACGCCGCACAAGCAGTAGAAGACAAGCAGGCGGAAGCCTACTTCGATGAATTTGCCGGCGATGGACCGGCAACACCGGATCCGGAGCACGGCGACGACCGGGCGCGTGACGACCAGGGGCGATTTTCACCCCAAGATGATAACTCCGACGCTGAAGACGACAACCTTGATGAGCCGGGCGACGAGTCGCGCGACGGCCGGCAAGCCGATGGCCAGCCGACTGACGATGGTGGTCAGGACGGGAATGACGACCCCGCCGCCGAGCTGGACCGCCTGAGACAAGAGGCTCAGCAGTGGCAGCACCGCTACCAGTCGGACCTTGGCCGACAAAACGCCCTGCAGCGCAAGATTCAGGAGCAGCAGCAGCAAATCGAGCAGCTGCAAAAGCGCTCACCACAAGATGGCAGCGGCGCCGAGGGCGAAAACCCCGAGGGATCCGGCTACTCGGACGCGGAGTGGCAGTCACTGAAAGAAGACTTCCCAGAAGTTGCTCAGGCTATTGAGAAGCGAATCAGCGCTGTGTCGAGCCAATACGAGCAGCGGATCCAGGATCTGCAAAGCCAGATTCAGCCGATTCAGCAGCAGGCCGAGGTGCAAGCGCTTCAGGCTCAGCAGCAGGCGCTTGAAGCCCAGCACCCGGGCTGGCAAGACACTGTTAAAACCCCAGAGTTCAACGACTGGCTGCAGCAGCAGCCTAACGCTGTCCAGCAACTGACCAGCAGCAGCGACGCCGCAGACGCCGCGTTCTTGCTGCAAAGCTTCAAGCTCAGCTCTGGACAATCCAACGAAAACACCCAAAACCGCGACCTACAAAACCGCCGGAAACGGCAACTTGAAACCGCACGAACGGTCCCAAACCGGGGCAGTCGTCAGCGCTCAAAAATTCCGGACGATGACCCGGACGCGTTGTTCGACTATTACGCAGAACGGACATAAGGCCGCAAAAAGCCGCCTGCCAGTCTGTTTTGCTCAGCAATACCCACCGCACGCAAACGCGGACGAATCCGAAAGCCCTGCCTCCATTGGACGCGGGGCTTTTTTGTGACTCCTCCGTGACAGCAAGCGAAAGGGTCAACACCTAAAGCCTTTTACTTTCTGACACTTTGGAGCAAGACCAATGGCTACCACTACCTATTCCGGCCTGTCCCAGCGCACCACCACCTGGGCAATGACCGAACACCTGAAGCACGCAGAACCGGTTCTGGTTCTGTCCAAATACGGCATGTCCAAGCCGGTACCCAAGAACAAGGCGCAGGCGGTTAAGTTCCGTCGCCCGGTACCGCTTGAACTGGCCAAAACCCCGCTGACCGAAGGCACTGCGCCTACCTCCAAGGCTCTGAGCTACGAAGACGTAGAAGTGAGCCTGGATCAGTACGGTGATGTGGTTGAGATCACCGATGTGGTTCATGACCAGGCTGAAGACCCGGTGATGAAGGACGCCACCACTCTGACCGGCGAGCAGTCTGGTGAAACCATTGAATCTCTGATGTGGGGGATTCTGCGCGCAGGCACCAACGTGTTCTATGGGAACGGTGCGGCTCGCAACGAGGTGAACACCGCCGTCACCAAAACCAAGCAGCGCGCCATCACCCGCTTGCTGAAAGCCGAGCGCGCCAAAAAGGTCACCAAGATGGTGAGCTCCAGCGTGAAGTACGGCACCGAGGCCATCGATGCCGCGTACATCGCGTTCGCGCACACCAATCTGGAATCTGATATCCGCGACATGGACGGCTTCGTGCCGACTGAGAAGTATGGCTCCATGAAGCCTCTGCCTTATGAAATCGGCAAGGTGGAAGATGTTCGCTACATCATCACCCCGGTTCTGGATCCGTTCGAGGATGCAGGCGGCGCAGCGGGCAGCATGGTTTCCACTTCCGGCACCAGCGCAGACGTCTACCCGATTGTGTATATCGGCAAAGATGCCTACGGCCATATCGCCCTGAAAGGCAAGGAAGCAGTTGAGATGAAGATTCGCCAGCCAGGTGAAATCGACTCCAACGACATGCTTGGTCAGAAGGGCTGGGTTGGCTGGAAGACCTACTGGAAGGGCTTTATTGCCAACGAAATGTGGATGGCCCGCCTGGAAGTCGCTGCCAGCGACCTCTGATCCCAACCACTGACTGAAGGGGAGTAATCGCTCCCCTTCAACCTTTTACCCTTAATGCCGCTCGTGAGAGCCGCAGGAGAAGCATCATGTCTGAACTGAACGTAAACGATCTGCACGGTGATGAGCTGAAACAGCAGGCTGAAATGCTCGACATTCAGTTTGCCCACAACATTTCCGACCAGAAACTGCGCGAAAAGGTGCTTGAAGCACTGGGCCAACCTTCACCTGATGATGGTGGCGACTCAGGCTCTGGCGACACCGGTCCCGACCCAGAAGCCAGCCCCGCCAAGAAAGCCAAGCGGTACAAGATCAAGATTCACAAAGATGGCAAGGACAAGCAGCCGGTACCTCTGGGCTACAACGGCAAAGTGATTCGAGTGTTGCGCGGCCACGCCGTCACCATCAGCGAAGGCCATTACAACTCACTGAAGAACGCCATCAAAATCGTTCAGACCCAGAGCCAAAAGGGCGAAATGGAGCAGGAAGAAGTGCATTCCTACCCATTTGAAGTTCTTGAAGTCATCGAGGGCTAACAGTGACCTTCCTGCAGTTGTGCCAGCGGTTGCGCCAAGAGGTGGGCGCAGCCGGTTCCGGCCCCGCCAGTATCAGCAGCCAGCACGGCGAATACGCCCGGCTGGTCAGCTGGGTTCAGCAAGCCTGGCGGGAAATTCAGTTGGAGCGCCACCGCTGGCGCTTTGCGTGGGCGGAGGCCTCCATTGATACTGCGCCAGATTTTCGAACCTATTCGCCGCCGTCAGACCTGGACGAGTGGGACGAAGGCACGCTGATGTGCGCAGGCAACGAGCTGAAGCCGTGGTCATGGGGAGAGTTCCGCAAACACTATGCCCTCGACAGCGGCCAAGAAAACCCTGGCGCGATCACCCTCAAGCCTGACGGCACAATCATTCTGGACACCTCGCCTGCAGCCGAAAATCAACCGCTGACATTCGAATACTGGCGAACCCCGCAAGTGCTTACCGAAGGAGGCGACGAGCCGCGCCTGCCAGAGCGCTACCATATGGTGATCGTTTACCGGGCCATGTTCTATTACGCCCTGTACGAAAATGCCCCTGAAGTAGCTCAAGCGGCCCGCAACGGCGAGTCCACCATTCTCACCGAAATGGAAAAGCTTGAGCTGCCAGCCATGGATATCTTCGGAGGTCCCGTCGCATGAGCCGCACCGCATACGTGAAGCTCGGTGGCGGGCTGGATCTGGTCACCCCAACCCGACAGATGGCACCTGGCGCTGCCCTGTCTGCCGTTAATTACGAGGCTCCTGTGACCGGCGGGTATCGCCGCATTGATGGCTATACCAAGATTGGCCCGGAGGTGCCCGGCCAGGGCCCCATTCTTGGCGTGGCCACGTTCTACGACCGCCAATATGCCATTCGCGAGGATGCCGCCGCCGGCACCGCCACGCTGTACCGGCTGAGCCTGGATGCGGCGAACTGGGAAGTTGTCGGCACTGGTGGCGAGCTTGAGCCGGCCCGGCATGAGTTTGATGAGGGCAACCCTTACGCCACGGATTCCGGCAATGCGCTGTATGGCGTGGGTGGAGCAAAGCCTTTTGAGTTGGCACAAAGCGGCACCCTGACTATCCTTGCCAGCGCCCCGGCCGGCGGCAAGATGATTGCTCTGCACCAGAACCACCTGTTCCTTGGCTTCGAAGCCGGGAGTCTTCAGTACTCCAATATCGGGAGCCCTGCTGAATGGGATGCCGCAACCGGGGGTGCTGGAGAAATCGGTGTAGGTCAGAAGCTAACCGGCATGATTCGTGGTGTGGGTGGCGTTCTTCATGTTCTCACCAGGGATAGCATCCAGACCCTTCGCGGCACCAGCGACCAGAACTTTGCCCTTGAGGTAACCGCTCCCGGCATTGGTGCACGCAGCTACTCCGGCCAGTCCCTGCTATCCCCGTATTTCGTGACCGAGCGAGGCATTACCACCCTACAGGCCGCGCAAGAGTTCGGCGACTTCACCGCCTTGCAGCCAGGCGCCCCCGTTGAGCCCCTTTTCTCTGCCGGAGGGCTATCTGATCGAGTGGTGGCCAGCTCCGTATCCCGCACCAAAGCCCAATACCGCGTGTTCTTCGATAACGGCAGCGGCTTCTACCTTAGCCCCCAGGGCCTCACCCAGATCAACTTCCCGGACCAAGTGGCGGTTACACACTCTGCCGAGCTTTCCACCGGTGAAGAATATCTATTATTTGGTGACGACAAGGGTTTTGTATATCGCCTCGACAGCGGCACCAACTTCAACGGAAAACCTGTGCAAGCCTACCTGACGCTGGCCTTCACGGACCTGAAGTCACCCGCCACTCGCAAGCGCTTTCGTCGCGCCTTCTTTGATGTTCGCTCAGGTAGTGATGCCAGCATTTGGATGCTGCCTGACTTTGATTACGGAAGCACGGAGACGGCAGCGCCTCGCCGGCAGAGCATTGATTTCATGCTCGGCGGCGGGCTCTGGAACGCCGGTAACTGGAATTCATTTCGGTGGTCCGTTCCGTTCATGGGCCAGGAGCCGTTAGACATAACCGGCACCGGCACTGCTATCAACTTCGCCATCTACTCCGAATCCAGCGACGAGCCGCACGAGCTGCTGGGTTATGACCTGCATTTCGATATCAGGAGAAACCGCCGTGGCTAAAAAGTATTACGACAACTCAGACCCGGGACAGCGTTTTCAGCCGGGCACCACCGCTGACGCTTTGGCCGTGGATGAGAAGTTTGACCAGGTGGAAGCCGGGCTAACTGAAACGGAACAGGACACCCGACGCTCCCTGAAGTTCCCGTTTCAGGAAGGGATGCCGAGTCAGGAGTTTGACGCCACCGCGCTACAGCGCCGCAACCGGGTTCTGGGCTTTGACAATGAAGGCAATGTGGCCCTGGTTTCCGGCTTCTTCAACCGAGGCGACTGGCAGCCAGACACCAAGTATTTCCTCAATGATGTGGTCCGAGACCCTGACACCACCAATCTCTATGTGTTGATTCTGGCTGAACACACTTCCGGAACCACGCCCGCCTTTGACGACGAGACCATCTGGTACCTGGCTATTGATGCCAACACCGTTCGAGTTGCCCGCATTGCCGCCGAGGATGCTCGGGACAAGGCCAAGCAGTGGGCCAGCAGTCTCGTAGCCGTTGAAAACGGTATACGCGGCGCCGCCTTCTATGCCCTGGACGCACAGGCCAGCGAGCAATCGGCGCGAGGCTCGAGCGAAGCTGCGTCCACTGCTGAAAGCCGGGTAGAGCAACTGGAGCAAAGCGCCACCAGCGCAGAATCCAATGCCGTGCAGGCAGCCAGTGATGCCGGTGATTCGGCACAGGCTGCAGCCACCAGCGAAACCAACATTCAGGGCATTGAGCAGAGCGTCAGTGATACGGCCGATCAGGTAAGCGCTGATGCACTGACAGCCAGCAATGCCGCCGACGATGCCGAGCTGGTATCCCAGCGCATTAACGACACCGCCACCATGGACTTTCTCAATTTTGAGCTGAACGGCCCGGATCTGATCGCGCACTTCGCCGGCTATTCCGATGCTGCCAATTTTTCCGTTAACGCCGCTGGCGAACTGGAGGTAACCCTGTAATGCCTACTCTCAATCTTGGCCGTGTTCGCTTTAACTGGCGAGGCCCCTACGATCCGCTGGCGGCCTACGTCGAATACGATTGCGTCGAATTCGATGGTCAGTCGTACACATGCATCGCGCCTATCACCGGTACCAGTCCTGCCGATGTCGGTGGGGCAACCTACTGGGACGATATGCTGGTGCGTAGTGCCGACTACAATCAGGCCCGCGATGACGCCATTGCCGCGGCTACGGCTGCCGGGGATAGCGCCACTGCCGCCGATAGCAGTGCGACTACCGCCAGCAGCGCCGCCACCGCTGCTGGCCAGGACGAGACCAAGGCTGAACAGTGGGCCAATGAGGCGGAAGATATCGAAGTGGAGCCGGGGCTTTTCTCTGCGTTCCATTACGTGCAGAAGGCGGCCGCCTTTGGCGACCCCAACCAGTTCGACATTACCGCCGATCAGACCGCGGATACCCGAACGACCGCCGAGTGGATGGCGGCGCTATTGGTTGCGCAGCAAAAAGCGAACGATAACGCTACGGCTATCAGTGATAACGCTACGGCTATGTTCGTCAAAGGCGATGGGTCGCAGCCGGCCTGGTCAATGCCCACAGCCTCGACATTGCAGACCTCCAGCGCTATCACGGTCGCTGTCGGCGCAAATGCCGTCCAGGTCGCTGCCAGCGCAATCGTCGCGCTTCCAGCCCTGTCACCCGGCACGGACTATTACATTTACCTGGCCTCAGATGGCAGCCTGCAGGCCGCTGGCGCTGATGTGGCTCCGCCGGCAGGCGAGCGCTTGATCGGCGGCTTTCATGTGCGTGACGGCGACGGCGAGATCAACCCGCGCTCTTTGTGGGATCTCAACTGGCGTCCGCGATCCAGCCCCCGGGGCATGGCGCTGTCCATCGACGGCAGGTTGTGGGGCGATATTTACCTCATGGACACCCAGTACGGGGTGAACGGATACAGTCGCAACGGCGCGACCATCGCCGATGATGGCAGCCGGCCTGTGATCCCCGACCTCTACGGCGGCAATGGCAGCAATGTCTACGGCTCCATGAGCTGGTGGGTGGCGGTCGATCTGGCCACGGCTGCCGGCAAGCGCCTGCCGTTCTATCAGGAATTTACGGCGTTGGCCTACGGCGTTGTTGAGCGCCAGGCCGTGGGTACTGATCCGGTCACCACCCAGCACCAGGCCGGCCACCGCTCTGCCTGTGGTTGTGAGCAGATTACCGGTGTCTTGTGGCAGTGGGGTTCAGATATCGCCGCTACTGGCGGAACCGCGTGGCGCAACATCGCGGAAGGTCGTGGTGATGTTTATGCCAGCAACATCGTCTCGCCGCTATTCGGCGCGTACTGGAACAACGGGTCGGTCGCTGGTTCGCGCGCATCGTACTGGGTCGTTGCTCCGGGCAACTCCAGCGGCAGCGTCAGCGCTCGCGGCGTCAGTGACCACTTGAACTTGCAAGCGGAGCGATAGCGACGCATGAAGACGGCAGCACCAAGGGTTGAGGGTCTGGCAATCGTTGAGCGGTACGATCAAACCGTTGATTACCTGTACCCAATCCTCCAAAACATGCCCCGGCGCCATGGTCGGTATCGGGACTGTTTGCTGGATGCGCTGATTCGCCTCCCGGGGATGATCTATCGCGCCAGCAAGTCAAATCAGGTCAGCCGCATCCGGGAAGTGGATGCAGGACTGGCCGAGCTCCGGTGGCTGCTGCGATTTGCAGCGTCACCCAAACGAAAACTGATCACCCAGCATCAGCATGAAGTGGCCTCAGTACATTTGGCTGAGGTCGGCAGAATGGTCGGCGCCTGGCAACGAGGCAGGGGCTGAACATGGGTGGTGCACGGATCGCTCGCCGCTATTCGGCGCGAACTGGAACAACGGGTCGAACGCTGGTTCGCGCGCATCGAACTGGAACAATGCTCCGGACAACTCCAACAGCAACATCAGCGCTCGCGGCGTCAGTGACGACAGGCAACCTTCCCGCCGGAATGGTTACGGCCATCCGGGGCGACCATAACTGTGGTCAGCCGTGCACCGACCTCCTTCGGGAAACACACGACCAGGTCCGCGAAACAGGGCGTAGTGAGGCCATCGGCCAATATCGAGACCTGCGCGCGGCATTTTTACCAGTAACCGGCTCTATGCCAGATACGGGAGCACCATTGGGACAGCGTCACAGAAACCTTATTGCGAGGATCGCCACACCGGAAAACCTGCTGAACGCCTATCACAAGGCATCAAGAGGTCGCAGAAGCTCATCCGGTTATCTGAACTTCAAAGAGTATGAATCTGCGTGGCTCGCCAAGCTGCGCAACGACATTCTGAATGGCACCTATCAGCCGGGAGCGCCTCGCGAATTCTGGGTGTATGAGCCAAAGCCACGACCCATAACCGCCGCGCCGTTTCAGGATCGGGTGGTGCAGCATGCTCTGTGCAGGGTAATCGCCCCGATCTTCGAGGCCGGAATGATGCCGCAATCCTTCGCTTGCAGAAAAGGCCGGGGCATGCACGGCGGTGCCATCCACACTCAGGCGCTGATGCGCCGGATGCAAAACGCCACCGGCAAGCGCATTTACTGCCTGAAGACAGATTTCAGCAAATACTTCTACAGCATCCAGCACGAAACGCTGTGGCGCATGATCGACGCAAAGATCACCTGCCGGCACACCCGCTGGCTGATTGAGCAGTTCACAGCCCGTGAAGGCATTGGCGTTCTGATTGGCCGCCTGACCAGCCAACTCTGGGGCGGCGTGTATGGCACCTCCATAGACCGCCTGCTGGCCCAGACCATGAAGATTTCGACCTTCGTTCGATACATGGACGATATCGTGATCCTCAGTCCCAGCTACCACTATCTGCACGAGCTGCGCGGCTGGATCGAAATGCACTGCCGCCACGCCATGGGCCTGAAGTTCAGCAAGTGGAGCGTGACCCCGGTTGAAGCCGGTGTGAACTTCCTTGGCTACCGGATATTCCCGGGCTACAAGCTGCTTCGCAAAGACAGCGTTCAGCGCGCTCGCCGCAAGATCATTTCGTACACCCGGGCTGGCAACTGGGACGACCTGAGAAAGTTCCTCGCCGCCTGGATTGGCCACGCCAAGTGGGCCGACTCCCGCAATTTGATTGAATCACTCTCCCGGCAGCACCGGACCATTTTGGAGGAACGCTATGTTCTCGCATGACAAAGACACCGGCACGGTTGTGTGCCTGGCAGATTATGGCCGCATCAAGCGCGGGGCGGTTGTCCCGAAGGCCAACGAGCTTTATGCCGATGTTGAAGATTGGCTGGCCGCTGGCAATGAACTGGCGCTATTCGACGGCTATCCAGACACGCGAACACCGGAGGAAATCGAAGCGCAAACCCGCGAATCACTGACGGACGTTGTGCAAAACCACCTCGATGAAACCGCCCGAGAGCGCAACTATGATGGGATTTTATCGCTGTGCACCTACGCCACCAGTGCCAATGCAAAATTCAAGGCTGAAGGGCAGGCCGGGGTAGAATGGAGAGACGAAGTGTGGGCGGCATGCTACGCCATTCTTGACGATGTGCTGGCTGGCAATCGCGCCGTTCCGACCGATGACGAATTGCTGGCAGAGTTGCCGGCATTCAGCTGGCCGCAGTAACTGCACCGGGGAGGTGAAGATCCATGGAAAACACCATGAACGATGAGCTGACGACCAACGTGGATGAAAGCATTACCGCATCTGGCCGACTGAACAAGATGCTGGGCTCCGATTCGCCCCTGATGAAGCGAGCGGAAACCAAGGGCAAGCAATACGCGAACAGTCGCGGACTGCTCAATAGCTCCATGGCCGCAGGAGCTTCACAGGGCGCCATGATCGACGCGGCCGCACCGATTGCACAGCAGGACAGCAACAACCTGATGCAAAGCGCGTTGTCCGGACAGCAGTCCCAGCAAGAGCAGGACATGGTAGACACTAAGGCCTATGCCAACATGCGCGGCCAGTACGCCGACTCGTTCACCAGCATGATCAACGAGGCCAATATCAACATTTCCGAAATTCAGTCCAACGCCGATATCCCGGCCGCCGAAAAGCAGAAGATGATTGACCAGCAGATTCAGATGCGGGACGCGGATCTGACCGCCATGAAATCGTTGTTCGAAAACATGCCCATGTGGGAACAGAACTGGACTGCCTTGTAAGGAGGTCGAATTATGCAGTGGTTTGGGGAAGATGGCGTCGCTTCAGGCGCCTTTAGCGCAGTCGGTGAGTATTTCGAAAAGAACCAGTGGGCCGCAGACGCCCTCGCAGGTGGTGCGGCCGCAGGCCTGAACTACATGGCGCAGAAAGACGAGCAGAAATTCCAGCGCCGCGAAACCGACAAAGCCTGGGATCGCAAGATGCACCTGGCTCAGGCGCCAGACATGAATATGGATAAATACCAGTGGAACGACCTCGCTAATGGCAGCCTGACCAATGGCGGCCTAATTGCCGGCGGCATGAACAAGTAGGAGGCAACTTATGACGATGGGACCAGGTGGCGGTAGCGATCCAGGCAACGCAGGACGTGGCGGCGGAAGCAGTGCCGGTCGTGGTGCGTCAGGTGGCGGCGGCTTTGGCCGCGATACGCCGGGCTCTCCGAATGCCGCGGATGGGCGTCGCGGCTCTAGCATGGGGCCAGATGGCGGCACGGCTCCAGGCAGAGGCGCAACCGGTGGCGGCGGGCTAAACGACACTCCAGGAGCGCCCGGAAACCCCGGACGGCGAGGACAGAACGCGGCAGGCTCAACAGCCGCATCACGCGCCAGGGATGCCATGTCGCGCCACCAGCGTGAGCGGAACATTCGCTCAATCGAGAATGGCGGCAACTCCCTTGTTGATAACGACGGCCAGTATGGGGCAGGACTCAGTCTTGATGAGTCCATAGATCGGCAGCAGACGGAAAACAGCCTGAACCGCGCAGACGTTACCGACACTCTGGGCATGTCTCGATCAGAAAGGATAGATGCCGCCATAAAAGCTGGCGCGCATATGTCGCAGCAGGAGCGCCAAGCCGCTCGCGGCATCACGGCTGGCCACACAAATCAGTTTGCCGCCAATCGAGCCAAGGATATCCTCGGTGCCGTTCCGGGATTTGGCCTGCTTGCCGATGAAATGGCCAAGCGCTCCCGACCGGCAAACACAATGCAATCTCATTACAACGAAGGCCGGGAACTGGCAAACGATACCGAGATCGGCATTCTGGGTGAGTCTGCGCTTGGATACGGTCTACAAAAATCGGGTGTAAGCGCGCCCATGGGGCCGATTAATTTTGCTCAGGCCATAGCTAGAGACCCCGTGCAAAATAGCGAAGTTGCAACAATGAGGTCCGCCGGATTTGGATCTGGTTACGCAAGTACGGCTAGCCAGACGCCTGGCGGCGGCAACGGCAAAGCCCGCACCGCCATAGCCGCCATGTCAAAATCACCCGGCATTACCGAATCCCGCCCACCGGGCAACGCCTTTGGCTGGTCTCCAGTTAATATCGACCGCTATAGCCGCAACCCCATGAACATGGCCCGAAACAGCTAAGGAGCTACCCATGCAAGGCTTAATCAATCAGGCGCAGCGACAGACGCCACAGCAACCAAATCAGCCGCAGCAGGCACCACAGGGCCAGCAGGGCGGCACACCGCCTGGGCAGCCCGGACAAGGCGAGCAAGGAGGGCGGCAGGGCCAGCAAAAGCGATTGGAATCTCAGGAAGCCTACGACCTGGCCGCCGGACAAATGCTCAACTTCGTGTACGACGAACGCGGCATTGAGGCACTAACCCGAATGATTCAAACCGCCGGCGACCCGGTAGCCGGCATGGCACGACTGTTGGGGCGATTGCTGACAGGCACCACCCAGAGCGCCGCCATGTCTGGCAAGCGAGTCGCACCCCCGCTGGTATTTCAGGCCGGAATTGAGGTGATCCGTGCCATGTCAGAAGTGGCTCAATCTCGCGGCCTGATTGACCCTGCGAACGAAAAAGCCATGGCCGAAGACGCCTTCTATGACGGCATCGCCCTGTTTGCTCAAGAGGCCGCCGAAGAAGCCCTGACCGACGACGAACGCCAAGAGTACGTTAAACTGCTGGAAGTGGTAGAGCAAATGGAACAGCAGGGCGGTATGCCGCAGCAGGGTCAGAAGCCACCGCAAGGTCAGCCGCCTCAGCAGTCGCCAGAAAATCCACCGCAGCAACCGGCAAGAGGGTAACCCATGAGCGCAGAAGGATTGATTGGCCGGGCGCTACTGGGCGCCACCCACGGCGCCGCCACCGGCATTGGTGAGCGGTTACGCAAAGACGCCAAGCTCAAGCGAGATAAAGCGCTGAGCGATCATCAGACTAAAAACACGAAATCTGTGGATGCCCATCGCAGCGCGCTTAACATGGGCGAGAATACTCAGAAGGCGGAAATCACCAGGGAGCGCGACGATCGACTAAACGAGCAAAAGCGGGGCAACCTGAAGCTCACGGACGATCTGCGCGACAATCGCCATGAAGACATTACCGGCGACGGTGGTAACGTGATTGGCTACCGCGACATGGAAACCAACAAACCAACCTACTTCACCGACCCTGACGGCGGCTCAGGCTCAAGCGCCTACTTTGGCTCCGGGCTGTCCAAAGAAGATTGGAGCCGGCTGAAGTACGTTCATGGTGTCAAGAATGACCGCCTGAATGAGTTGCGTGAAATGGCGCGCGACCCCACCGTAGAAATGAATAAGAGCGCCACCGAAGAAATGGCGGCGCTCAATACCGAAGTCCAGCAACTTGAAGGCATGGTGTTCGGGCGCGGCGGCCAATCGGAGCTACAGCGCCTGTTGAGCGGAGACGGCGGCAATGCCGGGCAGAACCCCAAGGGCAGCCCCTCATCAGAACCTGATAAGCCCGGCACGGTCGGCGGCCTCGTGTCCCAGGCCATGAATCAGCAGAAGCAGTCAGATGGGAAAGCGAAGCGCGCCGAAAACCTGGCTTCCGAAGCGGAATACACCGCCAAGATGCTCGACGTTCGACCGCGAAACAACACCGGCTCACGACCATATGCGGCATCCACGGACCAGCCCACAGAGCAGGCCATGAAAGGCGCCCGAGTCTTCCGAGACAAGATCAGCGCCATGTCCACGGAAGAGTTTGAAGCCTTATTTTCGCCACGGCAGCAGTCTGCAATCCTTGATACAATGAGAAAAATCGAAGAAACCCTGTCGCAGTAACAGCCGGGCGGGTGCGCTTGCTGAACCTCGCAAGTAGCGCCCGGTCCCCCATCAGCCTTGTCGGGAGACAGCGCCACAATGAATATCCTTGAGCAGATCCGCCAGAAAAACCCCTCCCTCCGCAAAGCCCCAGACAATGAAATCAAAGGCATGATTCGCTCATCCCCGGAGTTCAACGGGATGAATGAGCAGCAGTTCGACCGGTTTGTGACCGGAGGCTGGGGTGATCAGGGCAACCAGGATAGCGAAGAAACTCCGGGCTTCATTGGTGGCGCTTCGGCCGGCATTGACCAGATTCAGGGCATGGGTGGCGGCCTGCTTATGGCTGCTGGCGACAAGCTCAAAAGTGACGCGCTCTGGGAAGGCGGGCGCGATATGTACCAGCGCAACATGGAGGAAGCCGCCAATAACGATCTTGGTTATGGCTTTACCGATATTCGCAGCGCTGGCGAAGCTTTCAACTGGGCCAGATACACCGCCGGTAACTTGCTGCCAACGCTTGGCGTGTCTATGGCCGGCGGCGGCATTGGCGGTCTAGCCGTTCGCGCGGCAGCTGGGCAAGCCGCAAAACAGGCGGCCATGAGAGGCGGTCAGGCATTGGGTTCTTACGCAGCCTCATCTGGCATGGAAACCGGCGCTATCATGGGCGAGACAGAAGATGCCGATGTGGCGCTGGCTCACGGCTCTGTGGCCGGTGCGCTCGACTTCCTGGCCCCCTTCCAGATTCTGCGTAAGGTAGGTGGCAAGGAGCTGGCCGACAAGGCCGTTGGCGAGATCAGTGAAGGCGTACTGCGTGATCTTCAGAAGACCGCAGGGCGCAGCACAAAAGGCGCATTTGGCCAGGGCTCACTGACCACTGCATTGACTGAAGCGCCAACCGAGGGCCTGCAGGGGTTGATTGGCCAGCACGCCAATTACTGGGCAGAAAACAACGGAGAAACCTTACTCAACAACTTGGGCGAAGTGGACTACAAGGCCTTTGTTGACGAAATGGCCGCAGGCGGCCTCATGGGGCCAGCTATTGGCGGCCCGACCGGCCTGATTGAGCGCAGCCAGGCCAAAAGCCAGTTTCAGAAAATCGAAGAAGCTCGCAAACAGGCGGAAGCGGCCGGCGGTGACGCGCTTGACCAAACCATGGCCGCACAAGCCGCAGAGCAAGACGCTGCACAAGAGACTGATCCCGCCTTCGATCAACCCCTGGGCGACATTCAGGGCAACATGGATGCCGCACAAAGCCAGCCGTATGACATTACCCAGATGGGACGCGACCTTGGCGCTCAACAATCCGGCCCAACACAGCCGCTCTCAGAAGCTGTAGGCACCGACCAGAGCCAGAGCAATGTTGTGTATCAGCAAGATGGCGTAACCATCACTCAGGATTCTGACAACCAGTTTTCCGCAGCGCTGGATGGATCAGACCTGCAAGCCTTTGGCCGCGATCCCGGCGAGGCCCGCCGCCGACTGTTTCAGCTGTCCGAGCGCAATCAGCCCCAGGCCCCGGTCCTGCAGAACCGTGACCGTTCTGACCCCGGCTATGTTCAGCAGATGGAAGCCATCGCCAACGATCCGGACTACGATCAGGTCTCGGCCAGCAAAACTCCAGACGCCGGCGCACCCATGGTATTCGCCCAGGGCAACGCACCGCTCATTGAAAACGCCGACACCGGGCGCCAGGAAACCATCACCATGGCCGATGGCCAAGGCGCCACCCGCAAGATTCGCGCGCAGTATGCCGTGGTGGAAGCGGGCAACCTGAAAGCCTCGCACCGAGCCGATGGCCGCCAAAACACCGACTATGGCCGGGATGGCCTGATTGCCCTGAACAATGGCCGCACTGCCGGCCTTCAGGAAGCCTACAGCCGAGGCGTTGCCGACACCTATCGCCAGAATCTGCGAGAAGACGCCCAGGCCCTTGGCATTGACCCCGCTGCAATCGACAGCAAGCAGCAGCCCGTTCTAGTGCGCCTGTTCGACGGCACCCAGCTGGAAGGCATTGACGATCCCGGCGCCGCCTCCAACGAGCGCCTGTCTGCCGATCTTTCCCCTTCCGAGCAAGCGCAAACCGACGCCCGCCGAATCACGCCTGACGTACTGGCCAGCCTACAGCCTGGCGACCCCACCGAATCCGGTAACACCGATTTTGTGCGCGCAGCCCTGACCGCCATTGTTGGCGACAACCGCAAAACCGAACTGCGTGACCGTAACGGCCTTCTGACCGCTGCCGGGCAAAAGCGACTGCGTAGCGCCCTGGTAGAGCGCGCTTATTCGGATGCCACGCTGACCCAGGAGCTGGCCGAAGCCACCGACAACGACCTGAAGACCTTGGGCGATGCCCTGGCCGAATCCGCTGGCCGCTGGGCACTGATGCGCGAACGCGCCCGGGAAGGCTCCATTAATCCTGATATGGACGTGACCGACGCACTTGTGAGCGCCGTGAACATGATTCGCAAGTCCCGGCAGGAAGGGCGCAGCCTGAAAGACGTGGCCGGACAGGTGGACGCTTTCGCCGGCGAAACCGATCAAATGGCTGTGCACATGCTGCACCTGTTCTATCATGGTTCTAACTACAACCGAATCCGGGCCAAGGACGCCATCACCGGTGCGCTACAGGGCTACATCGACTCTGCCCTGCAATCATCCCCGGCCCCGGATATGTTCGGCCAGATGGCCACACCGCAGAACGCACTGGAGGCACAGCGTGGACAAATCGAAGGCACCCAACCGCAAGCAACTGCATCCCGGGTACAGCCTGATGGGGCAGACAATCGAGAAGCTGGGCCGGCAGGAGAAAGACCTGGCCGCGATCAGGGCCGGGCGCAGGATGCAGAAGCAAGCCGCAACCAAGAAGAAGTAAAACCCGGAATTACCGAGGATGGCCAGCAGTTCATCAAGAAAAATGGTCAGGCCTTCGCCAACACTCGTGGGCTTGGCTATTACTTTCACGGCACGTCGGCACCTATCAGCTCGCTCAGCGATGAGGTCTGGACCAGTCTCAATATTTACGGCCAGGGCCTATACACCACCGAAGCTGTAGACATTGCGGATGGCTACATGAAGAAGGGGCGCGGCGAAGATCCTGTTCTGTATCGCGCCAGCATTCCTGAAAACCTACCTCTATATGATCTTGATCAGCCAATGACCCCGGAAGTGGCGAGCATGGCCGAGGATGTCTTGGATGATATGTTCCCGGGTGATCTTGAGTCAGGCTCTCTGGGCGAGGTCATGGATGAGGCCAGAGTAGACTCTTCCGCTCAGATGGTTCCGGCGGATGAGGTTCAGGGAATGCTTGACTCCATCCGTTACAACCTGGAGCGAATGGGCTATCACGGCTACACCCACGTAGGCGGTGGAAAAACCAATAACCCAAATCACCAGGTGCGGATCTACTGGACCCCAAGCCAGGACGGAATCAGCCTTCAGCGAGAAAGCATCGAACAGTACCGAGACTCCAGAGCGTCAGACTTTGCCCCAGGACCAGATTTGGAGCTGACCACTCAAACCGAACAAGACCTGGCTCAGCGGGAGCAGCAGCGCCAGCAAGCTGAACAGGAAGAAGCTCAGGCCCGCCGCGACGAAGAGCAGCGCGCACAGGCAGACGCCGAAGCTGACGACTTTGTTCTGTCTGGCAGCGACAGCCCCGTTGATCAAGCCGAAGCCCGCGGCCAGGGCAACATGCTTGATCAGCAGTCTGATGCTCAACCCCAACAAGAAGGCGCACAACAATCGCCAGCCGAAGCCGCCCCGGATACACCAAGCATCACCTGGAAGAAGGATAAGGATAGCAACAAAATCTGGCGATCCAATGATGGCCAGATCATCACCGATGAATCCTTTGGTGTTGGCGGCGTCAGAACCAAATTCTTTCCGGTTTACGCAAATGATACTGAACGAGGCGCCGGCAACAATTACACGTCCGGCGAATCACTGGCAGAGGCCAAGCGCAAGGCAGTTCCACAGCAGGAATCCGCCCAGCCTGAAGCGCCAGAAACAAGCCCGGAACAGACCGCGCCAAACCAGCCCATTGATGACTTCGGCGAGAAGATTGAAGGCGCCCGGAAGGACTACGCCAGCAAGCTCAGAGACGCCAAAGAGCGCGACGTTTCCGCCGTACCGCTGTCGAAGTCCTGGCCTGAGCCAAACTACCAGAAGATGCTGGATGACGGGGTGCCCGTTGAAACCGCGGCACTTGTCCGTGCTTTGCGCGATGAAGTTCCTACCAAGCCGCAGAAAAGCTGGAAGCTCAGAGGCTGGGCAGAAATGGTCACCGGCCTGCGCGATATGGCCAGTACCCTGATGGAGAATCAGGACGTTGCCGGCAAAGTAATCGAGCAGATTGAAGCCATGAAGGCCAGCGGTCGCACGGCTCGTGAGGCCAAGCACATTCTTGGGCGCATGGATCTGTACCAGGAGTTCGGCCACCAGGATTCCTTCAAGGGCATCACTTTCGGTGAATCCTTTTATCAGATGTACATGGGCGAGAATAACGTCAATCTCTGGGAGGTTGAGCGTCTTTCCAAAGCCACCGCATTCGGCAACATGCCCCGGACCCTGGCCACCGGCAAGACCCGGGAAGAAGCTCTGGCCAATTTGCGCAAGGCGCTCGACAAGGTTCCTGAAAGCACCAAGGAAGGTAAAGCTGTTCGCTTCAACATCTATCGAGACCGCTATTCCAATGACGTGTTTATCGGCAAGAAAATCGGTAAAGACGTAGTTCGGATGAAGACGTTCGATGATGACATCAAAGCTGCAAGAAAGTACCTGGAAGAAAATCAGCAGGAGCTGGAAGCGCAGCTTGAGAAAATGAAGCAAATCCCGAATCACCGGAAGTCAGCCAATTCGCCCCGGGTAGGGGTGGATCACCGGAACGGCGGTGATGTCACACCCGAAGCATTCAGTGAAACCTTCGGCTTTCGCGGCGTTCAGTTCGGAAACTTTGTAAATCAGAGCCGCCGTCAGCAGGATCTGAACGAAGCCTATGATGGCCTGATGGACCTTGCGGGAATCCTTGACATTCCCGCCAAGGCTATTTCCCTGAATGGTGAGCTGGGGCTTGCATTTGGCGCGCGCGGGAAAGGCGGCAAGAATCCAGCGGCCGCCCACTACGAGCGCAACAACATCGTCATCAATCTAACCAAAAAAGCCGGCGCCGGATCGCTTGCGCACGAGTGGTGGCACTCGCTGGATAATTATTTCAGCCGTGAGCGAGGCGGCAAGCCCGTTGATGCCATGGCCACAGAAGGGGATGCCGACGCCAACGTTCGCCCCGAAGTTGCCGAGGCCTTCCGTAACGTGCGCCGTGCCGTGAACCGCACCAAACTCAAGCAGCGCAGCCAGAAGCTGGACAAGGTGCGCACCAAGGCTTATTGGTCAACCGACCCAGAAATGACCGCCCGCGCCTTTGAGAGCTACGTGATCGAGAAGCTGCGCGACCAGGGCGCCAGCAACGACTACCTGGCCAACATCGTGTCGGAGGATTACTGGAAGGCATCGGAAGCGCTCGGGAAAAAGGATAGCGACAGCTATCCGTACCCGGAAGCCGCTGAAGTTCCGGAAATCCGCGCGGCTTATGACAACTTTTTCCAGACCGTAGAGACCCAGGAAGATGACGCCGGTAACGTGGCCATGTACAGTCGCACCGGCTACCGCCGCACCCCGAACACCCGCGTTCAATCTATGAGCGCGCCGGAAGCTCGCCGCATTGCCAATGTACTGATGAAGAACTGGAAGGGCCGGCCGCCGATGATTGTGGCTGAGGAAATCGGCGAATTCCCGAACGCCCTGCAGGCAGAGATTTACCGGGCCGGTGCCGAGAACGACATGCGCGCCGTGTTCTGGGATAACAAGGTGTACGTTCTGGCCCCGCGCATCCCGAACCGCCGGGCCCTGGAAGAAGTCATCCTGCATGAAACCATTGGCCACTACGGGCTACGCCGGATGATGGGCGACAACCTGAAAATGCTGCTTGAGCGCGTGTACCGGGATCTGGGCGACAGCCGGCAGGCCAGCCAGCTAAAGAAAACGTACTTCGGTGGCAACTTCAACCCGAGCAACCAGGCGCACCGCCTGACCATTGCCGAAGAACTGATCGCCCACCTGGCCGAGTCTGGCCGACACCAGTACCGAACCCTGTTCGAGCGCATCCTGACCGTCGTTCGTAATAGTTTGCGCAGAATGGGCTTCACCATCGAGATCACCGAACGCGACCTGCTGGCCCTGCTGGACGGCGCTGACAAGGTAGTACGAAGCGGAGGCATTTCAGTGCCCTCAAGCTCTGACATATACTTCAGCCGTGCCGATCAGACCAATTCCGAGGCATTCAATAAGTGGTTTGGCGATAGCAAAGTGGTTGACGAGAGAGGGCAGCCGCTGGTTGTTTATCATGGGACTCGTGATGTTTTTGATGAGTTCGACATGGCGCATGCGGGAAAGAATACGCCGTCCGGCGACTTCTGGGCGAAGGGCGCATTTTTTCATTCGGACTACGCTGATGCAGAGTTTTACTCCGAGCCAGAAGACGCCGACTATAACGCAAGATCGGGTGATAATCCCCGCGTTATTTCCGCTTACCTTTCTATGCAAAATCCATTAATTGTTGACGTGGATAGCAACGAAACAAATTACTTCGACCAGAATGAGGCGAGGCTGGTTGATGAAATGGAGGACGGTGAGCATGACGGGATTGCGGTCAACGGAAAAGATGGGACTCTGTATTTTTCGGTAGATCCAGGACAAATCAAATCCGCCACCGACAACAGCGGCACCTTTGATCCATCTAACCCAGATATCCGGTTCAGTCGTGCTGGCGAGAATATGGAAGTCCAGCCCTTTGGCGCCCCCGATGACACGATGATTAAGCGCACCGTTTCTCGCATAGCGGACAAATTCACAGTCTTGAAAGGTGTGCAGAAGCAGATCGCTGACAGAATGGGCGAGATACCCAAAGAGCAGGACGCTTACCAGGCGGAAGAGCTATTTCACGGAAAGGTCGAGAACGACATTCGGATCATCCGAGAGGAAATGATCGAGCCTTTGTCAGAGTCCATGGCTAAGCACAACATCGACATGGCAAGCCTGGACGAATACCTGTACGCCCTTCACGCGCCGGAGCGTAACGCGGTTATTGCTGAGCGCAATCCGGATATGCTGGATGGTGGCTCTGGCATGACCAACGCGGAAGCCGCAGAGATTGTGGCGAAGGTAGCCAAGTCTGGCAAGCAGGCGGAATACCGTGACCTGGCCAACCAAGTACAAGCAATCACCGCTGAGCGCCGGCAAATAATCCGTGACGCAGGACTTGAGGACTCTGACACCCTGGGCGCCTGGGAGGAAAGTTACAAGAACTACGTCCCGCTTAAAGGCTTCGCTGCCGACGAGACTCAGGATGGCCGCCCGCGCACCGGTAAGGGCTTCGCCATTTCCGGCAAAGAATCCAAGATGGCCGCAGGGCGCAGCAGCAAAGCCGCTTCCCCGACCGCCAACGCAATCAGCGATCTCTCTGAAGCTGTCTTGCGCCGCCGCAAAAACGAGGTTGGGCGCACCTTCATGAACTTGGTGGCCGCCAACCCAAACCCGGATTACTGGCAAATCTTCAGCGACGAGAACCCCGAGGTTCAGCGCACCGTCGTCAAAGTCAAAGACCAGGATACCGGAAAGCCAAAATGGGAAGTGCGCGAACAAGTCATTCCCATGGCCATGATGAGTGACCGCTATTTCACGACCAAGGTTGATGGAAAAACCTACTACGTCAAGCTGGAAGATGAGCGGTTAATGAAGGCAATGCGTAACATCGGCCCCGAGAATAACGGGACGCTGATTCGCGTACTTGGCACTGTCACACGAATCATGTCGTCGCTGAATACCAGCTACAACCCTGAATTTGTGATCTCCAACTTCTCCCGAGACATACAGACCGCGCTCCTTAACCTGTCCTCAGAGCAAACCGCAGACGGCGGCAAGGCGAAGGGCAAGCAGGTCACCGCTCAGACCCTGAAGGATACCGGGACGGCCATTCGCGCCATCTACGCATCCCTGAGAGGCAGGGAGGCAACCGGTAAGCTGGCTGAATGGCAAAAGGAGTTCGATCAGTTCCGGGCTGACGGCGCGAAAACCGGCTGGTTCGACATGAAAGACGTGGACGGTCAGGCCAAAGAGCTTGAAACTATGATTGGCGCGGCCAGCGGCAAAGGCGGCGCCAAGCTGCGCAGAGCCTTCCAGGCAAGCTCCAAGTTCGTTGAAGACGCCAACGCTTCAATAGAAAACGGGGTTCGACTTTCAGCTTATGTCAATGCGGTAAAAGCCGGCATTCCTCGCGAAAAAGCAGCATCCCTAGCCAAGAATATGACGGTAAACTTCAACCGCCGAGGCGAGCTTGGCACCACCATGAACGCGCTGTACATGTTCGCCAATGCATCCGTTCAGGGCACCGCCAACTTTGTTCGGACGCTGGGGCGGATAAATGGTATCAAGGGAGACCCGATCTGGCAGCGCATGAACCGGGCGCAGAAGATTGCTGTAGGCATGGCTATCGCGGGCTTTGGTCTTTCTGTGCTGAACCGCATGGTGGCGGGTGAGGATGACGATGACGTGAACTGGTGGGACAAAGTGCCGGATTACGTCAAGGAGCGCAACATCGTCATTATGAAATCACTGTTCGGTGGTGAACCGGGCGAATACTGGACCATTCCGCTGCCGTATGGGTACAACATATTCCCGGTGATTGGCACCAGCATGGAGCAGATGATTGCCAGCGATAAGCCGATCGGCGAGGCTGCCAGCAACATTGTGCTGGCCGCGCTGGGCAGCTTCTCGCCCATTGGCTTTGAGGAGTCAAAAGAAGTGTACGGCACGGTGATTAAGAACATCATGCCAACCGTCCTCAAGCCGGTGGCAAGCATATCCCTGAATGAAAACTTCATGGGCGGGCCGATCTTTAAGGAAAACTACCCGTTCGGCACACCGAAGCCGGATAGCTCGCTCTCATTCCGGAGCACCCCGGAGGCGTTCAAGGCGATCGCCGAAACCATGAACCGCTTTACAGGCGGCAGCGATTACCGAAGTGGAGCGGTGGACGTGAGCCCGGACGTGATGCAGTTTCTGATTGGCTACTTTGGTGGCGGTTCGTATGACTTCTTTACCAGCCGCATGCCCAACGCCATTTATAAAGCCTCTGCAGGCGTGGAGCTTGAGGCTAGGGAGATTCCGTTCCGCCGTCGCCTGGAAGGCAAGGTTCTTCCCTACGATGACCAGTCCAAGTTCTACGAGCGCCGGGATGAGGTGAATCAGCTTATTGACGAAGCCAGGGCTCTGAAAGGCCCGGATCGGTCCCGGTTCATAAAGGATTACGGCAAAAAGATGCGCCTGAAATCGCTGATTAAGGCGACCGAGAAGCAGCTCAAGGGATTGCGCCAGGCCCGCGACCGCATTGAGACCTTGGGGCTGTCGGCAAAAGCTGAAGACCGGCGAATGCAGCGTGTCGAGAACCAAATGAAGCGCGTCATTGACCGCTTTAACCAAAGGTACAACGAGGTCGATTAACGCTTCCGAAAGCCACGGACGGCATCATCTAGCAGATACAATATGCCAGTGACGGCAACCAGGGTCATTGGCACAAACATAAGCATTCCGGCCACCATAATAGTGGTCCACCCTGCCACGCTCCCTACAAGAAGCATGGCGATGCCCGCGCCAAAGAACCTGGCCACATGCTCCTGCCAAGCCAGTTTATCTTTCCCTTGCCTTGAAGCGCCGTGAATTGCCAGCGCAATACAGACGACTGACGCCAGGGCAATGCTGGCAGGGAGAACACTGCCTTCTGAAACACCCATAAGTGCACCTCGATTGTGCCATGTAAAAGGTTTATTTATGATTGCTGCTCGCTTTGACGACGTAAGCAAGAAAGACATTGATCGCTTTATGAGCTACGTTCATGTTGACCCCAATATAGGAGACTGGCTCTGGACCGGCGGCATAAGTTCGACTGGATACGGTGTCTTCTGGTACAAGGGAAAGACCGTAGGCGCTCACGCCTTGCCCTTGCTGTCAAAAACGCCCCGCGTTCGCCAACCTACAGGGAAGCGCGCTTCAACAATGAAGAAGCCGGCCACCAGGGCAAACAGGGCGCCGGTGATTATCTCGCCCATGATTTCGCACTTTTTGGAGTCATAGCTTTAAGGCTAGCAGCTTTCCATTATCTAGGAATCCCCAAAAACAGGAGATGTAAAAACGATTATCCGGGTGATAATTTCTGGGCAGGTGTGATAATTGTTGGTCTCGACCATAAGCCAAGGAGGCATTCAATGAATAAGCTGTTTTTAATCGCCATTACCGCCATTGCCCTGGGCGGCTGTGCGCACATGCAAGAGCCAACGAAGACCAGGCAAGGGAACACGATAGTTTCCACGGGCTACCCTGATGCCACAATAAAAGTTGATTCCGATTTCAGCTATGCCGACGCAACTAATAATTACATCAGTGCTGTAACGGAGCCGCAGGCAACCGGAAGCTCCAATATCGATAGCATCAAGTTCATATACAGCGAAGCGATGAGCGGCCAGTCAAAATCCTTTGCCGTGATACGCTTTATGAGAATGCAGCAGCATGGTTGGCAGTTTCTGCGCGAATCAGAATGGAGCAACCCGGGAATTATTTACAGCAAAGTGGATACGGCGATAGGCGAGATGGAAGCCTATTCAGGCATCACTCAAGCAAAGGGCTTTACTGATTGGGCAGCGCCTGGAGTTTCTTTTGTGAATAGTGAGCAGTGTGTTGCCGCTGTAATTTTCCGGCAGATCCCGCGCGCCATGGCCAGATATAAGTTCCAACTCACCTACGCGGAGTTCATGCCTTGCGATAACATTGATCAGTTTTATTACGGTGACATGACTCCGACAAGAACCGCCAAGCTCAGGCTTGAAAAGGTCCGGGAAAATGCGCTGAAAGATATAACCATCATAAGTACTGAATAACAACATACGGGCCGCCTTCGGGCGGCTACCGAATCACCCTCTCCGCAAACCCCGCCTGTCGCTTTAGGTTTGTCCATCACTTCTGACTCGCCGCCAAGATCCCGACCACGTTGCTTTCGCCAGACTCCAGCGACGTTACGTAATCCGCCCAGTCCTGCATGAGTTGTCTGCGCTCAGGTAAAAATTGAGCGTGGTTGTAGGCCTGAAAACCTGTATATTATCGCTTTATCCGGCATTTGCGAAACAATGATTTACGCTAAACTTAATCGATTAAAATAATATACATTAGCTGCCATAAGTCACTGACATAAATGAAAAATTAAAAATTTGTAGAGCGGTCTTGAAAACCGCCGAAGGTTTGTAGCCTTCCCGGGGTTCGAATCCCTGGCCCACCGCCATTTTTTCATAACCTCAGTGTTTTATACCTCCTTCTGAAAACCTACCTACACTCGTGCTCTGGGCCGACCAGATTTC